ACGACACAGATTGCTCAAGACTACGGTCAATCAGCAAAGGCGTTCAATATCTTGCTGAGAAACTTCGGCGTTCAACGTAAAGTTGGGGGTCAGCGGATTCTCTACGCAAAGTATCTCCCTTGTGGTTACGTTCAGTCAGAAACAGTTTCTATCACTCATCGTGATGGTAGTGCAGGTTCTGTAATGCACACAAAGTGGACTCAGAAAGGAAGACTATTCTTGTATGATGAGTTAAAGAAACATGATATCCTTCCATTAATTGAGAAATAGCCTATGCCTCGTAAGAAAGTATCAGTAGAGCCTGTCGAAAAGATATGGCTCTCCACAAAAGAGTTCGCCAAGTATATTGGCATGAGCACTGGTTACATACACGACTTGAGAAAGAGCGGTCAGATACATCACTACATGTTAGGAAACACCGCATTCTTCAAGAAGTCTGATGTAGATGAGCTCATTGAAGGACATAAGGTATGCTGATGCCCTTCAAGTTGGTTGAGAAGAATAGAATCATATATATTTATTTTCGATATTATTTCCTAAAGGCTCGTGAGAGCGTAATTTGAACTTATAATCATATTATAATGAATCTACAGCGGTAGATATGGGGTGTTTTTAGATATTTTCACCCCAACTGGCTGAGTAGCTCAGTAGAATAGAGCATCTGGGTCCTAACCAGAGGGTCGTGAGTTTGAGCCTCACCTCAGTCACGCTCTTTTTAGTTCCTTTTGGTAGATTCTCTCTGAAGGCGCAAAGGTAAGTCCACATACCTTGTAAAGTAGGTCGTCCGGGCATCGACAATCTTGCGTCAGATGAGAGCTCGACAAATAGGAAAGAAGAATAGATCTTTGACATATTGATGCACAGAAAAGTATGCGTGGAAAAGAAGTAGCCGGAGAGCACCGTTGGGCGCCGTGACCCGGTGAAAGGACGCACGACATACGGAAATCCAGTTAGTTCTGCATCAAGTAGGCAGACGAACTGCACCGGAACGAAGAATTGTCGGTGCAAGCACTATCGAAAACGTTGCAGTCTGGTGAGCAGGGAAAGCTCTGAAAATCCAAATGAAGCGAGAATCGCACAATTTTGTATAAAGACAAAGAGGAGACTGGTGTAATTGGAAGCACAGCGACAACTAGATGATACCGTTCTTATCGTCGTGAGATGGGGGTTCGAGTCCTCCGTCTCCTCCAAAAAGTTTTAAGTTTATTCAACAATTTAAATGCAGCTCGTCTGTGAAGATAGGCTGCAACTACGGGGAGATAGCTCAACGACAGAGCGACGGCATGAAGCTAGAGTACAGACGTTTGACTCGTCACTCTCCGACGACTAGTATAATTCAATTGTATTTTTATAGCGTTAAGCGTTAATTGTTAATTGTTAGTAAGCAATATCCCTGGCGAGGGAAACATTTAAAGGGTTAATATTACTATCGGCATCTGGTCCGCGAGGATCGGGTGCTTTTAAAAAGGTGTTTCATATATCTACTTAATATAATGTTAATGGAGAGTAGCTCAGTAGCAGAGCGCCAGGGGAAAGCCCTTGGAGGTCGATGGTGCGAATCCGTCCTCTCTTCCTAAAAAGCTCTTTTCATTTTTCCGTAAAGTATATTTAAATTGGTTAACTGGCAGCCCAGTAGCTCAACTGCATAGAGCCGTGGTCCATCCGCGAGGTTGGGAGTTGGAGTCTCCCCTGGGCACAAGAAAGTAGGTAAATTTTTATAAGTCTTTTGATTTTCTATTAGGTAGAAATGTTTTGTGTTCATATCACTCTTGCTTGGGAAAGTAGGAGTGCATAAGCTGCATTAGCTCAGTTGGTCAGAGCAGTAGTCTTTCATTAGGCTAGTCGCAGGTTCGAGTCCTGCATGCAGCACGAGTGTATTTGCCATGCATGTGATTTAAATTTTTAGTGGAACAAAGGGAGCGAGGTTGTTAAGTCATCCTCCTCCCGATTCTTCGTGTAGGCTGTTTTTAATAATGTATTCATATACCACGTGAACCACCTCTCCTGCCTTGCGTGGTAGGCTAACCGGAGAGGTCTCTATAGATGAAGGTAATAAAGACTATAAGAATCCGCAGGGAGAATATAGATGGTATCCGCAAGCTCGAATGCGTAGAGAATGTTGTCGAGAAGGATGGGGATATCAAAGTCACCCTCAAGCCGGAGCATACTGATGGTAGGTTAGAAGCCGTCAAGGACGAATACCTAGTGAAGTGGAAAAACGGTAAATGGCAGCGCTTCGGCGATACGGCAATCAACAATCTCTACAAGAATCCAGGGAAGGAGGCTGGTTCAACATGGGAGGACGAGTAGGTTCGAAGAAGTATTACGCTCCTGACGGGAACATATACGATTCCAGAGAAGAGTATCTGTACTTGCAGACCATCCTTGATGATCCTAATATAAGCTGTATTCATAGGCAAGTGACCATCACGGCAATCAAGCCTGTATGGATGCTGAGACCAAAGCAGCTTAAGACAAAGGTCAAGTATGAGAGAAGGTCACTGCTTTACGGCCACAACTATACTGCCGACTTCGTTTACCGGGAAGGCGATAAGATTGTGATATGCGATGTCAAGAGTCTCTATACATCGAGGCTCAGAGAGTTCTCGATAACCGCGAAGGCTGTGATGGCCAGGATTATCGCCCACAACAGGAAACGTCATAACGGCGAGTCTGTTGTGATATTCCGTAAGGCTATCAAGATAAATAAGAATGAGTGGAAAATCGTTGATTATCCACCGTCCGACTGCTATATTATATAATAAGGTGTAAAATCTAAAAAATATGGTTATCATTTTCAATAGTCTCATAGCCACAGTAGCTATGTTCGCTGCATGCGCATTCGTCGCACATTTCCTTGGTTGGGATAAAGAAGATTAGTGGTTAATTCTAAATATTTTTAATTATGAAGAAAGACAAGATTAAGTTGACTTTTGAAGTTGACCGCTTCAAGGTTATTCAGATGCTCGCAAAGAACTGCGAGTCCGCAGAAGAGTACAACGAGATGATGAAAATCATCGAAAGTACTGATGAGGTCGTTCGTGAGGATACTTCGCTTGAAAAGACTCATTGTTTACTGATTCTCGATAGATTGTTGCACAACAATCCTAATGCACTACTTGGCGTTCGCCTTAAGAAAAAGGAGGCTGAGATGGAAGCTCCTGGCGAGAATGAAGAGGAAGCCGAAGAGGTCGCCGGCGCAATCGAGATTACTGGCGAAGAGGCAAAGAGCTTCATTGATTACATCAAGAAGTTGGTTGCAAAAAAGAAGGAGGGCGAGTAATGGGCGCAGTATCAAAGTACAGCAACTTATATGATGTCAAGAAGAACATCATCTGCCACGCTCCTGTCACTTCTTCACATTTCGAAAGACTTCTGAAGAAGGATAACGTGCTTCCTGTAATGAATGGCGTAACAACACCAAAGTTGTTCGGAATCCACGCAGTCAAGAAATTCAAGCGTGGACGCTGGCGCCGAGTATTAACACATTAATTCATATAACAATGGCAAAAGAAAAAGCAACTATTGCAGCAACCCTCGGCCACGAGTACGAGGACCTGGAGGAGCGTGAGGATTTCCTCGCCAACAACGCGGACTCTGTTGAGAAAATGGAGTTCATCAAGCGATTTAACTCTGATGAGCTGATGAAGAAGAAGGACCTGTTCGCCCTTCAGTCTGCACGTGCATCTGACATCGAGGAGGAAATCAAGGATTTCCGTGAGCAGAAAAAGGCAGAGCTGAAGCCTATCAAGGAAGAGATTTCTTCTCTCCTTAAGGAAATCAAACAGAAGGGTAGCATGGTTAACGAGAAGGTTTACAAGTTCGTTGACCGTGAAGCAAAGATGACAGCCTTCTATGACAAGGAGGGCAATCTTGTTTCTTCCCGTCCGGCAACACGTGACGAACTCCCTAAGAATATGTATTCAATCCTCCGTGACAAGCAGGCTATGTAGCCTGCTTTCACATAGTTTCTAAATTCTAAAATATTTTGTAAAATGGACAATGAAAAATTGCAGATAAACCTCGCTCCTGGACAGGAGCATGCGGAGCTTGTTATCCGTGAGGTAGGTAACGAGAACCCTTATAAGCTTCCTGCAAAGGAGCCTCTTAATCTTCAGGTAGATGGTGTTATTACCTGTATCTATGCCTTCCTTGAGAAGCGTTGGGGTACAGAGCAGATTGACAAAGAGCATACGCATATTCTTGTTGATCGAGAGAAGCTCGTTGTTACTCTTGTTACAAACGAGAATGATGAGCGAACTACACAGACAATCATCGGCTCTATTCATCTGTCTCGTCAGTTTACTGGATTCCATATCAATGATGGTCAGTTGTGGAAACCGGTACAGCTTGGTGACTTCTTCCGACTCAACCGTTCTTTCTTCGAGACGAAGGAGAAGAACATGGAACTCGTCAATCTCCTCAAGAGCTTCTCGGCGAAGGTTCAGACAACAATCAAGAAGGAATGCAGTGACAATGGTTCCGTGACTGACAACTATGAGAAGGCTGTAGACTCTAACCTTCCTCCATCGTTTACTATCAATATTCCTATTTTCAAGGGCGCCGAGCCAGAGAAGCTCTCTATCGAGACTATCGCTCACGTTGAAGGCAATATGGCATTGCTGACGCTTATCTCTGCTGATGCAGAATGTATCATCGAGGAGTCTCGTGACAGAATCATCAATGCGGAGCTCGACAAGATTCGTAAGCTCTGCCCTGAGATTCCTATTATGGAAGTATAATGAGTAGAATTAACAAAATCATCGCATCTATGCCGCCGGGTGAAGCTGCTGCCGTGATCCATCTGAGAGAGGTTCACGCCTGTCTGATGGATCTCGACACAAATCGTGCTAGAACTCTGGCGGCTAGAGCTGTCTATCTCGACTATCTTGAAGGCGAGGGAAGAAAGCTCGGTAATATTCCGCGGCACTATGAAAGAGTCACCTCTAAAGGTGAAAAGGTGACCGTGGAAACTTACTTCAGTTACATCAATAGAGTACATTAATTTTTAATTCTATACAAATGGATATAGAGCAGTTAAACAAAACGCCTCATAATCAGATTTGTGATTTGGCAAGAGACAGATTCATCGAGGTGTACAATCAGAAGTTCGGAGAGGGTGGAGACGTATTCTTTGAAGAGCAGAAGGCGTTCTTCAACGAAGAACTTCTCAATGGTCCGTTCAAAGGCTATCTTGAAAAGGCTCCGTCATTGAATATTCACGATGCCTTCATGAACTTGGCAATTAACGGATTGTCTCTCGAAAAGGGAACTACGACACTCTGCTACCTCATGGGCTACAGTAACTACGACAAGAATACCAGACAAACGAATTATACGGCCAAGATCACATATACTGGATATGGCGAGATTCTTCTTCGCCAGCGAGCCGGTCAGATTGTTCGTTGTGACAATCCTGTCGTAGTTTACAATTGTGACGATTTTCGTTTCGGTGAACGAGACGGTCATAAGTACGTTGATTACGCAAAGACTTATCCTCGACCTGAAAATTCATACATCGTTGCTTGTTACGTGAAGATTATTCTTCCGAACAATGCCTACGATTATTTCGTTCTTGACCGCGAAGGTATCGACCGTCTCCGTACGTACTCGGAGAAGTTCGGAGGTAAAGACCACAAAGCCAACGCTCTTTACGGCGGAAGCTATGTCGGCAGCGATGGAAGAACGTACTTCAAGGATATTGATACAGGCTTCCTTATCTCGAAGACATGCAAGCATGCGTTCAAGGGCTATCCTAAGCTGAAGGTTGGTCTGGGCGCTCTTTTGCAGGCCGATATCGACATGCAGACTCAGCAGAAACCGACTCAGGAAGCCTTTGGCGCCGGAGATACCGCACCGGAAGACAAAGGCGTCAAGGTAAAGGTTGACAGTGATTCACCATTTTAAAATTGTTATATATGGCAGAAAATACAGAATTGCAGTTGGTACAACAACAAGCCAACAATATTATAAGACAGATTGCAACGCTAAAATCTGATACGGAAAATGCGGTGCAAGCCAACAGGAAATCTTATGAGGCATGCGTGAATGCAGGTGAGTCTCTGTTGTTTGATATTGGCGTTTCCGGAATGAACGATGCTCTTGACGAGAGAGCCGCTGAGTTTATCAAGAAAGCTAAACTGACAGAGAAAGCAATGACGGAGAAACGTAAGGGTGTTACCCAAGTGTTCGATATTGTCCGTAAGGGTTTTACTATGATGGAGAACCTTATCTCTATCAAGAACACCGATTCTGTTGTCTATAAGATTCAGGAGAAACGCAACGAGTATGCGGCATACAAGCTTGAACAGCAGCGTAAGGCTGAGCAGGAACGCCTACGTCAAGAGCGTATCAAGGAGGCCAAGATTAAGTTGAAGACTGATACGATTGATATCTTGAACAATCTCCTTACAGAGCATTCTTCTGCTGCTATCAACTCACTTAATAATACGTTCTCTCTTCTCACCCTTGATAACAAGGATGAAGTTAAGAAACGTATTACAGAGTGTTCTGATGTTCTTGACCTCGGACATCTTTTCGTTAATAACAAGCCTTCATACTCTTCCGAAATTGATGAGAATGATGCCAAGGATATTATGAATGGAGCCTACAAGGAGGTTTCCGCTTCTCTTCTTGCATCTTATAAGCAGACCGTAAATGCTACGCGTGATGAGCTTCTTATGAAGTTTGATTCTAAGATTGCTGAACTTCTTGAAATCAAGAAGGCTGAGGAAGAGCGCAAGCGTAAGGAAGAGGAAGCCCGAAAGGCTGAAGTGGAGCGTAAGCGCAAAGAGGAGGAAGCACGTAAGGCTGCTGAGGAAGAGCGCAAGAAGCAGGAGGAGATTCAGCGTATCAAGGACGAGGAGGAGCGCAAGCGCAAGGAGGCAGAGCGGAAAGCTGCCGAGGCTGAACGCAAGGCAAAGGAAGCCGAACTGAAGGCTGCTGAGGAAGAGTGCAAACGTAAGGAAGCAGAAGCTGCCGCTGCTGAGGCTGAACGCAAGGCCAAGGAAGAGGCTATCCGTAAGGCTGATGAAGCCGCCAAGGAAGAGCAGCAGAGAAAGCTTGCTGCTGAGCAGGAGAAGCGTGATGCAGAGAATGCAGCCCAGCACGCTACTGCACAGGCTCAGTCGCTCTTTGCCCAGACTTCCGTTGGAGAAACCGGTAAGCAGAAGATCAAGGTAACAAAACGCCTTGTTGTTACCGACAAGAATGCCTGGCTCGACATCATCCAGCAGTGGTGGACGATTGAAGGCTCCAAGATGTCTCCAGACAAGCTTGCTTCCAGATTGGAGTTCATGCGCAAGGCGTGTGAGAAACACGCAAACAGCGAAGAAGAGTATATCGTTTCTCCTTATATTAAATATGAGGATGAGGTAACGGCTAAGTAATATGGCGGAACAACCTTTTGACCCTTATTATTCTCGTGGTGAGGTCTCCAATTCGGACCTCACTGCGTTGAAGTTTGCCCTGAACCCGCAGCTCAACTTCGTAAAGGAAGAGGACAAGAGAAAGGCTTTCCATCTCGGAACTCTCGTTGACGCTCTCGTTACAGAACCAGAAAAGTGCAATCATTACGCCATGACGGTTGATGACGAGAAATATACGGAGAAGGATTGGAAATGGGGTCTTGACCGGCTTGCTGTTCTGAAGAAACAGGCAACGAAGGATAGGTTCCTTGATTTCGTCCTGAAGAATGCGGTCGGTCAGAAAACATTCATCAATCCGCACATGAAGATGGAATACCAGGGCTTCGAGTTCGAGCTTCCGGTACGCTGCAAGTTCGACTGGTGGCTCGGCGAGTTTGGCGGTGATTTGAAGACCACCGCAGCTACGTCACAGGAGCAATTTGAGGCTCAGATCGATTTCGTCGATTGGGATAGAAGCCGTGCATGGTACATGGACCTTACGCACAGTATAGACCCAAGATACGGAAACCAGGACTTTATCTTTGCGGTCTCCAAGACCAAGAAGAAAGTATTCTATAAGAAGATTGAACGTGGTGACGAGTTGTATTTGCGTGGTAGGGAGAAGGCTCTTGAATGGGCTTTCAGAATGTGGTGTTTATTATAATTTATTATTATGTCAGATAAACCAAAATTATACGATTATCAAGAAGAAGGTGTACGCATGGAACTCGCTATGAAGCGTTGCATCAATGGCGATGACATGGGAACCGGCAAGACGGTTCAGTCTATCGTCGCTATTGAGCGTGCAAAGGCAACCCCCTGTCTTGTTGTTTGCCCTGCTGCACTTAAGGTTAATTGGGAACGAGAGATAAAGAAGTTTACGAACCTCCGGCCTCTCATTCTTACCGATTCCGTCAATGCGACATACGGATATCATCTTACTAAGATGAACCTGTATGATGTAGTGATATGCAATTACGAGTCGCTTGCAAAATACTTCGTCGTAAGCCTCGGTCCGAAACCGTTACGGCTGAAAAACTTCCTGTTTCGTGATGAACTGAAGATTATCAAGTCTGTGATTATCGACGAATCTGCAAGAGTCAAGGATCCATCAACAAGGCAGTCTAAAATTATCATGGGATTGTGCCAGGGTAAGGAGTATATCTATGAGCTTACAGGTACGCCCGTTGTCAATCACGCAACAGACCTGGCCTGTCAGCTTGCTATCCTCGGTCGTCTGAACGACGAGTTCGGAGGGTTTGGCGAGTTTTGTAACAGGTACGGTGAGAACGAGAATCTTGAAGAGCTTAACCGGAAGATACACGAAACGTGCTACTTCCGCAGAGAAAAGAAAGATGTTCTTAAGGATTTGCCGGATCTGACCAGAACGACCATCAGTGTCGCCCTCGACCCAGAAACGCAGGAAGAGTACGATACATGCCAGAAAGACCTGCTTACATTCCTTCTTGAGTATAAAAGCTGCTCCGAAGAAGAGGCTAGGAAAAAGCTTAGAATGAAGGCTCTTGTCAGGTTTATGAACCTTCGCTCGATATCCGGGCGAGGGAAGATGAAGGCGACGATAGAGTTTCTTCATGATACCGAAGAGCAGATAATCGTGTTTGCCGAGCATCGTGATGTCGTTAGCGCAATCAAGAAGGAGTTCCCGGATGAGGTTTGCACCGTAACCGGTTCCGATAGTCAGCAGCAGAAGCAGTGGGCTATTGATTCTTTTCAGGCCAGGAAAAAGAGAATCATCATCTGTTCCATCAAGGCAGCCGGCGTAGGCCTTACGCTTACGGCTTCTTCCAATGTGGTGTTCGTCGAGCTCCCATGGACGATGGCTGACTTATCGCAGTGCGAATGCCGTGCCTATCGTAACGGTCAGAAGAATGCGGTTACATCGTGGATTCTCATGGGTGCAAATACCATCGACGGCTATCTTTATAGCTTGATTATGCAGAAAGGATCAATAGCATCGAAGGTTACGGGCGAACAGGACTCCGCTATCAAGGATGCAGCTTATTTTGACGAGCTGGCCGATTTGGTTTTACAAAATTCTTTAAATAAAAAATAATGGAAATTCAAGGAAAAGTTATTGCCGTTTTGCCTGAAAGAAGCGGCGTTTCTGCAAGAGGTGAGTGGAAGTCTCAGACTTATGTAATAGAAACACAAGAGCAATATCCTAAGAAGATGGCTTTTGATGTTTTTGGAGCGGATAGAATTGCTAGTTTTGGTATTCAGCTCGGTGAGGTTATTAACGTTAGCTTTGATATTGATGCACATGAATATCAGGGCAGATATTTTAATCAGATTCGTGCTTGGAACGTTGTTCATCAAGCGCAGCAAGCTCCTGTACAAGGTGGCCAGTCTAGCGCACAAGCAGCACAACAAGCTATGGCAAGTTCTGCTAATGCTGCTGGCGTGGCAAACCCGACGAATCAGCAAAATCTGTTTCCACCTGAACAGCAGTCAGCACAGCAGCAAGCACAGCAACGAGGGGACTCTGATGACCTTCCCTTCTAGTGTAGAATTAATCAAACGAGCATTCAACGCTTATGTGGTTCAACCTGAAAAATGCGTTTGAACTTGAAACGTTTAGGACAAAAGTAGCCGAGTTGGAGAACAAAGGCGCGATGGTAGAGCTGAAAGAAAAACGTGGACGTTCTTTGAAGCAGAATGCCTATCTTCATTTGCTCCTATCTGCATTCGGTCTCCAATACGGCTACACTCTAGACGAAGTTAAGACGCATTTCTATAAGCTGGTAGTGAACAAAGATATATTCCTCAGAGAAGGGATTGATAAATTCACAGGAGAATGCTATAAGTATCTCCGTTCTTCTGCTGAACTTACGAAAGACGAAATGAGTAAATCAATTTCTGATTTCAAATTGTGGGCAAAAGAGGAAGCTGGATTTGATTTTCCTAATTCTGATGAATATATCGCACTACTTCATATTCAACATGATATAGAAAGACAACAAAATTACATACAATAGCTTATGATGTTACCAACTAATATACGTCAGAAGTCAGGCGAGCTATTCCCGAATGACTTGGAAAAGCAGAAAATCTTTTGCATGGGCGCTGCGTTCTCGTTAGGCAAAGATTTATCCGACTTTGAGGAAGAAGAGCAGCAGGAGGAGATTTACCCTTGCAAAGAAGCTCTTGATATGTGGCTTGCATACAAGAGAGAGAAACGGCAGACTTACAAGCCACGTGGTCTTGCGGCTCTTAAAAAGAAACTTCTACAGTTGTCAAATGGAAATCCTGAATACGCAAAGGTTATCGTTGAGTATTCTATGGGCAACAACTACACTGGGTTGTTCGCTCCTAAAAACAATGGTGTAAACAGTTATGAACAACAGCAACGAACTTTCAACAAGATCAACTCAATCCTTGCCGGATGAGTACAAAAAGGCAATCGAGGAATTTGGCGCGCAATACGCTTTGTTCTTGAATAAATACCCGACTCTTCAAAAGAGAATCAGCAGCGTTCCTACGGTGTATGACTCTGTAAAGAACGGCGGACTTTCGTTTGTGGAAATCGATAAGTATTTCAAGGATGGGGCAAGCGAATGGTGGATCAAAACGATGGTCATAGACTTATTTATGGTCCTTGGTGCGTTCGATGCCACTACTCCTTACCAGTTTAAGGCGATTGCTCAGAGAATCAGGCAGGAGTACTACCATGTTACACCTAGTGAGCTCACAAGGTTCTTCTATGAGTTCTCGATGGGCGAGTATGGAGAAATCTATGTCGGTAAGACTGTGAATCCTCAGCGACTTTTTATAGCTCTCGACAAGTATATGTGCAAGGTATACGAAAAGAGAGCCGAGATTGAGAGTCAAAAGAATGTATTACGTCAGAAGAAAGCGGACGAAGAAGCTAGGAGAAACGCCGTATCTTATGAAGAGTACTGCCGACTGAAAAGTATTGATATTAAGAAATCTCCTCTTGAGGTTTTAAACAGAAAACTTGAAAAAGAATCAAAACGAGACAAAGATGGCAGACGTAAGTAAAATGGCAGAGGATTGGCTTAACGAGCATCCTGATGCGACAAAGAAAGAAATATGGATGGCTGGTTATTGGAAATCTACCGATAACTGGTGCAACCGAACCAAATGAATTTTAGAATTATGACACAGAAAGAACGTATTGAGAACGCTACCACAAAACAGGCGGTAGTGTTTATTGGTGTTTATTCTTGGGTTATCCTAAGAAATATAGGAAGAGCAATCAACAAGGCAGTTCACAAGCTGCCCTGGTTGTTCATCGTGATAACGGTAGTAATATCATTCATTGTTAGTTTCGTCTTCATCTCTAAGGCGAGAGCAGAACGAGACAGCTACAATCAGAAACTGGTACACGCAACGCAGCAGCTTGATAGCTTCTATGCTGCATACGGAAACATAAAATCAAAGTAATTATGAAGAGATACAAACATACAATAGTAATTATCCTGCTCGTTATTGCAGCTTTCGTCGCAGGTTACGGATTCATCTGCTTTATGATTGAACACGTTTTCCTTTCGCTCCTGATGGTCTTCTGCATCAGTTGTGCATTGGCAGTAGAGAGGGAGGTGTAGCATGCAGACAGGATGGAATCCAAACTTCTCCAGACCGGTGTTGGCTAGAATTCCGGTCAAAGTACCAACCGAAGAGCAGGTGAATCGCTTCTATATGCTCTTCTATTCTATGGTCGGCGGTTTTGCCTCAATCGTTCAGACGCAAATTACTGATACATACAACCTCATTAAGGAGAACAAGAAAATCTTCCGCTTCGAGGCAAAGAAGAGAATCTCGGAAGCAAAGGAGTGCTCAGACGAACTCATCGATGCCTTCATGCACTATATGAAGGAATGCGGAATGTCCCAACTCTGGATGGATATGACTGATAACATTGAGGATGACTTGAAGCTGGACGTACAGAAATGTTTCTATGCCATCGATAATCAGTTCCTCAAGCATCACGTCAAAGAGCATAAGATGTACACAATGCTCCTGATGTCGGAACTGATGAGCAGTATGCTTGTAAGCTCAGTAGAACGCTTTTCCGAGATGATGGATAAGTACAACGGTATCCACGCCGTCAACATCGCAGAACGCTTCACGAATCCTATCCGGGGAGTTTATGCTCGTATGCGCAATGCTATGGAGATTCTCTATCCGGTCAAGGTCGATTATGAGGTATTCTCTGAGTGTCCAGACAAGTTCAACCTCGGCTTCGAGATTATCGGACAGAAGGTACTCGACTGGAAACGAGCCGAGAACGCCCTAGCAAATGCCTGTATCCTAAACGGATTCAACCTTAATGCCGATGGTGAGTTCCTGGAGAATGAGCAGGATAACACCGGCACTCCTTGGAATGAGACTCAGACGAGAGCTCTATCCATCGCTTACCCGAACACTTCAAACAAGAATATTGCCAGGATCCTCGGCAGAAGCGTTTACGAGGTTACAAAGCAAGCTAAGAAACTCGGATTGAAGAAATCTGAGGAATACCTTAGAGAAACTAGAATAGCTAACTTAAAATGCAAGAAAAATGGAAAATAAATATAACGAGGAGGTGTAACTATGGAAGATTTACCTATAGGCTCAGAAATCGTCTTGAAGGTGGTTGAAAGTGAGACAGAAGAATGTAATGGTTGCTTCTTTGACGAGATAAGCAGCAATATTTATGAAAATATCTGTAAAGATATTTGTTGTGCCGCAATCGACAGAAAAGACGGAAAGAATGTTCAATTTAAAAGAGTGAAGTGATATGGAGACAAAAATTAATATAGCGGCTATTTTAAAGGATAAACCGCAAGGAACTAAGTTGTATGACTGGTTGCATAATATAGATGTAGAGTTAGATACTATCAGTACTACAGATACAGAAACAGTAGTCTGGTGTACGAATGAGACTAATAATAATACTACTTGCCATCGTGGTTATTCCGAATTTGGTACAGAAAGAGGTTATCCTGATGGTTTACAGATTCTCTTTCCTTCTAAGGAAATGCGTGATTGAGAGAAGTTCTCTTGGAAGAAGGGCGATGTACTGATGGCTGGTATAGATAACATCTGCATCTTCGATAAGTGGAATAATGACGAATACACAGAGTTTGATGCAGCGTTTGTAACTCCTGATTATAGGAGTGATGTCCTCAAAACAAAGTACTGGCACAAGGTGATAGGCGTAAATGTCATCAGGCGATATATCTCCAAAATCGAGAGAAATAATGGAGGTAAGTTAAACCTCACCACATTGGAGATTGAAAAAGCTCAGCCTGAGTTCAAGGATGGAGATATACTATGTGTAATTGAAAGTAGATATTGGGATACATATCCCGATGGAGTTATTGCAACTTGTGATACAGAGGAAGAGGCAGAAAAGATATGTAATAAATATCGTAGAAACCGCAAACCTATGTATGACTATTTAGTCAGAAAGGATGGCGAATAATGACTAGAGAAGAATTAAGATACAATTACGAAAAAGAAATCTGTGAGTTATGCTGCCGAGAGTATTATACTAGCAGAACACTCCCAGAATCACTTTGCGAAGGTCAGTTTTGTGAAGAGGCAGAAGATAGTTTCGCAGATAAACATAATATAAAATTGGAGGATTGATATGACAAAAGAAAAACTTTTAGAAAAGGCTAGAGAGTTCGAGAAAAAGAACAAAAGTTTCACTTGGAAGCCAATAGATTTCCCAGAGGATATGACTGAGGAAAACACTCTTAATGAACTTATATCAGAAGGAGATAATATGTATGATGCTTTGGAAGAAGCGGTCAAGTTAATAAGTGATTTAGCTGATGAGTTAGAATATAAAATAGAAGTGGAGGGTTAATTATGGACAGAAATCAAGCTAAAGAGTTACTGCCTATTATTAAGGCATTTAGTGAAGAAAAGACTATACAAAGCAGATGTATTAAAGGCGATACGTCATTATGGTACGATGATGAAGACCCAAGCTTTGATAATGACTTTGAGTATCGCATCAAGCCAGAATCAAAGTACAGACCATTCAAGGGATGCAGAAGAGTGCTGGCAAGAGGTGTTGAAACATCAGCCGTTCGGGTGGGTGAAGTTGAAAGATACAGAAAGTGGGTATTACCTGCTTAAAGGTATTGCAAGTCAAGTAGTAATTGGATTTAATGAAAATCCTTTTAGCTATAAGAAAGTATTTGAAGATTACACCTTTGCCAACGGCACTCCGTTTGGAGCAAAAATTGAGGAGGAATAGTTATGGCATGGGTAGCAAAAGATTATATCGGAGAATGGATATTCAACTACAAACCAGATATGTGGGCTGGTGATTGTATCGAACATAATTATTGGTTGCCACAAGATAGACATGGAGCTTATGGTTTTCAACTTCCACAAGGTAGCATTAAAAAGCTCATCGGAAAAGAATTGTCTTGGAAAGATGAGCCAGTCGAACTTAAATAAGAATAGTTGTGGCAACATATAGAATAGTAGATATGTATCGTAAAAGCAAAAGAAGCTATATTGAAGGTAGATAAAAGTAGAATAATAACAATTTTATATGAATAGCTTATGAAAGTAGAAAATATCAAGTTCAAGGCTAAACGTCTTGACGATAACACTTGGGTAGAAGGTTACTTTTATGCCGAATGTGGTAATGCCTACATCATCGAGGATAGGCAGAGTGAATCAATGCTTAATAGAAACGAGGCACATCAGGTAGACCCTTTAACGGTCTGCCAGTTTACAGGGCTGAAAGATTGTAAAGGCAATGAAATTTGGGAAGGGGATATTATTAAAGAACCATATCTTGGTAAAGAACGCACAATAGAATGGAATAATTATTTATGCAGCTTCACAGCCCTAAATGAGATTAACAGTTCTGATAAACCTCTAGGAGCACTTGTTAGAAGTTTAGGGTGGTATGTTGTTGGCAATAAATTCGATAAAAAGAAATAGCGTATGAAGAATAAGATTTTAAACTTAATCAAGTCAACCGTTTGGTTCGTCTTGTGTTTGCTTGTAGGAGCATTGATATTTGAGGGCATTCGCTCATTGGCTAATAGCAATAAACCTGCAAAGAGAGTTGGTATATCTGTAATCACAGAAGAAGAGCATGATTATCTGGTAGTGGACACGAAACACGGAGTTTGTGTTATTCATGCCGAGAGCTGCCCTTGTCATTTAGACACATTGGGTATCTATGTGGTTGATAACAAAGATACAACTTATGTGATTAAAAAGAAGTAGCGTATGAAGATTAGATTAGCAAAAAAGATAATGAAAGCAGACACTTATGCTGATTATCCAAGTAAGCATCCATTACCTTACTGGAAAGCGAAGTTTAAGGAAGCTTATAACGAGTATGGTTGTGTTACGTTCTGTGAAGATTCGAGCAAGTGTAAATACCGCAACAAGTTCGACCATCGTATCAAAAAGGCAATTAGTTTAACAAGATAAAAGAAAGCGCATGAAAGAGGTAAGCATTAAAGTAGAAATGACAGTACCTGATGACTTTGATACTAATCAGTTCTGTCTAGCCACAGTGAGCGGAGACTACCCAGAATTAGCTGAGGAGTTCTGCCGCTCAGTAGCAAGTGAATGTGATATAGACAAGGAAGACATTGAGAATGACTTCCAAATCGGATTTGAAACTATATAAGATTAAGAGATATGGAAAAGTATGAATGGGAATACATGGTAACTTCAATAGTTATTGATAAAGCCGATGAGATTGCCAAGGTTCTATCTGGTAGATTCAACCAAGAAGGCTATGAAGGTTGGGAATTAGTACAATGGAACTTAATGCCACCATCTGCATTGATAACTGCATCTACGACACCTTGTTGTGGTTCAATCTATATTCTTGCAACATTCAAAAAGAAGTTATTGGTATAATGGTAAGTAATGATATTGAGCTAAGAATGATAGCTGCACAGATAACTATGAAGGCTTCTGTTGGAGCAGAAGACTTATGCAGCCGTTATAGTAGTGTATCACGTATGTTAGGTAATATGTTTAATGATGTGTATTACATTCTCCAAGATGTAAGATACAGATATAAATACAAGTAGTTATGAGCAATGAAACATTTGACTTCTCGGAGGCTCTGAGAAGAATGAAGGAAGGAAAGAAAGTTAGAAGGGTAATTTGGGAAGAATGTGGAGCTTATATCCATATTGTCTCTGAGACTATTGTGGCTGTATGCGATGGCAAATTCTTTCCTTGTGTTTTCAAAGATTCTGAGGATATTCTCGCAAATGATTGGGAGGAGGTGAAAGGATGAAGATTAGATTAGCAAAGAAGATAATGAAGCAAGCTAGAACAGATATCCCTAGGACTAACTTGTATTGGAGAACTAGAATAGAAATACATGATTTGGGGCATGGTTTTATTTTAGACCACCGCATCTCTAATGCGAAAAAATTGACAACACGATGGGACACTCGTAAGCTTATTAACGAATTGGTAAAGCTCAATAAGAAGCATCCGTTCAAGCTAAAAGATATTCAGCGTAGTGCAGAAAGATTAAAACAGTACAGCGTATGAAAGAAGAAAGATGTTGTGGTAACTGCCTTTGGATGGGATGCGAAGACATCTTAGGCAATGGATGGTGCTACAAAAAAGATTGCGAAACATCTTGTGATAAGGTTTGCAAGAAACATGAATTTTAAAATTTAAATATCAAATGGAAAAGATTTTTAGACATTTCAAAGGAGGTTATTACAGATTTATCACTGAGGTTACAAATAGTGAGACTCAGGAGAAGGAAGTTGTTTATCAGGCTCTCTATGGAGAGTGCAAGGTTTGGACTCGCCCTGCCGATATGTTCTACGGAAAGGTGAACGTTGATGGTGTTGAAATTGATAGATTCACCGAGGTTGTTGGTGTGCCTGTGTTATTCAAAAAGACCAACGAGAACGCTATTATGCCAACTAAGGCGCACGATGATGATTTCTGCTATGACTGCTATGCCGTATCAGAAGAAGAGGTTGTGCCTAACGTATGGAAATACGGTCTCGGATTTGCGCTACAGATTGAAAACCGGAACAAGCCTGCTGACATTTCAAGATGCTTTACGTTCCGTCCTCGTTCTTCCGTATGGAAGACTGGTATGAGTCTCAGTAACTGTGAAGGCACTATCGATGACCCATATACTGGAGAGATTTCTGCCGTATTCTATCACTTGTTTCCAAATATGCCACGATACAAGGTTGGCGATAAAATCGTACAATTCCACCTAGAAACAAGCGACAACATCATGTTTATAGAGACGGATGAATTAAACAAAACAGAGCGTGGCGATAACGGCTACGGTTCTTCTGATAATAAGTAGCCTATGAACGTACTCACAGACGAACAGAAAAACTACATAAAGGAGCATCCGGATGAATCTCCATACGCAATGTCTAGGAATTTCGGATGCGCTGTGCAGACCGTATACTGGTGGCTGCATAAGTTACACGGAGACTCGTTTAAGGATGCGCGGGAAAGACGTAGGAACGAAATCCATGAGTCTGTCCGCAATATGTATCCGGAAATGTCTTCGTCTGAGATTTCAAAGGTGCTCGGAATAACGAAGTCCTGCGTTGCTAATATAGCAAAATCACTCGGTGTCACACATACCAGGGAAACTGAAGAAAGGCTTAGGCAGAAATGCGCTCAGGCAATAGTAAGACCGGAGATAATAGCTAAACGTTCAGAATCTCTAAAAAAGACGCTGAGGCTTGATAGATACAGAGCAGCGAACGGAATTAAACAGAAGACACGACGCAAGTTCAAGACGATTCCGAGCAGATGCCTATGCGCTAGGAACTACCTGTGCAACAAGTACAACTACTTCTACGACAAGGACTACGGAGAGCTGCTTACAATATTCTACGACAGCGAAACGAGAATGCTGACCGAAGATCAGCAGAAACATTATGAGAAGAAGTATGGTATCAAGTTCCTCCAGGGAGCTGAAGAATAATTTCTGTGCATTATTATCTATATGTTTAGAGGCGGCTATCCATCACGGACGGTCGCCTCTTTTCATTTAAACTAATAACTAAACATTAACTAAACCAAATGTTATGAAAAGAAAACTTAAGAATGTTTATGTAATTTTACCTTGCGGTATATCCAACCAATAAATGCGAGAATACCTATGAAAAGACAAACTGATGCTATCTTACCTATTTTCAAGAAAGCTCTGTCGGTCTTTGATAGTTGCTTCTCGACATATACTTTATCTTTCGATATTTCGTTTATCACCGACATCAAGGAGTCACACTTGCTGTGATATATCGACGTGCTATCCTTGTATTCTTTGAGGATCGAAATACTGTCTCTCAGTATCTGTACATCTTCCTGTGATATCTCGTGATATTCGTAGTGGAATCTGTCTTCGCCAACTTTGTTTCCGTTCACATCGTACTTCGAAGCTGTACTGTCCTTTATGTGCGTCTTCTCTTTCGTGGTGGACTTCACGGATTCCTTATGCGATGCTTTATATGATTCCAGCTCCTTAATAAGCCTTGCGTTAAAGAGTGAATCCCACTTAGCCTCATTGCGATTGTCAGTGATATATGTCTGTTTTTCTACCACTCGTTCTTTAGCTTTACATCTACAGAACATTGATAGAATCAGCATTGCTACTGCAATGGCAATTACAACTCTTGTTATCTTATCAATCAGTTTCATAAGCTTACTGAATTACAATCGTTACTTTTTCCTTTTTATCCCAAGCTGTCTTCATTGTCTGAATAAGCTTGTTTGTCCAAAATCGAGAATCGCTAACCCATCCTTTCTTGTCGTTTTTCCCTACCAAAATGCATCCTAGTGTGTCTTTTGCAGAATTACCGCTATGTATGCGTATTCCTTCAAATCCTTTGACATTCAGAAGTAATGGCAACATCTTCTTGAATCTGTTAGAGTACGTATATACGCATTCGTAACTGCCGCTTGGTATTGCAGTCTGCCCATATACCTTCTTCTTCTTGATTTCGTTCAACTCCATATTTTGATTCAATCCTCTGTCTGTATCTTCAAGAGTATTGCATCCGAACAATTTGCCATTCACGTACAGACGACTAATAGTATAGCCATCCTTTTTCCAAGCCCTATCAATTAGTACTTCCATTTTTGTTTTCCTCCTCTTTTTTATCAAACTCCTGATTCAATCTCTCCAATATCGGTCTCCAATAACTCGGCAATGCCTTCGCAAACTCAAACCTGAGAATGTAATAAATAACTCTGAATGCGACATTCTTAGGGTATGCCTTAATGAGATTTTTGAACGCATTGCATATATACACATAGCAGAATATGTACGTAAGCATCTTAATTGCAAATAAAGCTTCCGTGCCATCATTACAACCTAACATGATGCCGTATATCACATAGACGATAGCTACATAGAGCAACATTTCCAAAATTGCGTTCTTGAACTTCGATACAGAAAAGTTCTTGCATCGTACAACACTCACGCCGTCAGCTCTCATACCACAGAAGATATTGAAGCCAAAGGCAATAATCAACGCCAAGACAAAACCTTCTGTTGGCGTCGCAAAGGCAAGTATAGCGGAGAAAATAGTAACCCCTATCTGCCGAATCTGTGAAGAATCTAATAAATCTGTCATAATCTGTTATCCTGAATAATTAATAAAAATAAAGTTTCGGTCTCTTTCTGCAAAGATAGCAAAAAAAACAGAAACTTCATTCAGAATAACGAAAAATCATATATTCAGATCATAATATGGCATTCCTCCGTTTTCCAGGAAAGAAACACATTCGTCGAAAATCTTACGTTCGTAGTCGAGCGCATTGATTTTCGGAAACCATTTCTTAATCTTTGCGTCATTGCGTTTAACCATTTCGCCCCAAAGAACGCACCAGTCTTCGAGATTGATGTTGTCGTTCTTGACTTCGTGCCAATAATCTTTAGCAATGTCTTTTGCGTGTAGCTGATTAATGAGACAAAGATGCATATCTGCCATTTCTTCGTCATAATGACATGCGCCAATTTCCCCCTTGACCTGCTTCATCATATCAAGCATTACGCTGTCATTCATTCCCACTTCGCAACAATCTGCCATTATTGTGACACAGTTCTTGATAGCCTGTATGTCATTGCTAGCTATAATGTCTTCGAATACCTTTTTCATAACCGTATATTTTTGATGCTACTTCAGAAAATACTCTCTGATATCGTACACGCCATCCTTATCTTTCAACAAGTCGAGTGCAAGGCTGTGGGCGTACTTAACCAGATGCTCTGTACCAATATCCTTTACGTCATCCTTTCCGAGTATCTTTGCGATGGTGCATCCGTGATCGCTTACGACCTGGTTCATGGCAACGTACAAAGCGTAGTCGTTGTAATAAGGTTTCTCCTCTGTTGCAAGTCCGAGACCGGTCATAGCATTGAGCCATGTCTGCATATCCCAAGTTGCAGGCGGATTCATACCGTTTACAATATCAGATGCCTCCTTCTTGGTGAGATAGTTCTTCCACTTGATAGCGCAAAGCTTATCAAGATACTCTTGTGCAAGCTCTGGGTGCTTTGCTGCCATATCCTTCATCATGCAGCGCATCGTATCTCCGAATACGTGCATATACTTAACGTTGGTTGATGAAGCCATCATTCCATAAAGCTCATCAAACTTACTCATAATGTCTTTTGCTTCCATATCTTATATATTTTAAGCTATTATCAAATCTTTCAACTCTACAAAGTCCTCCTCTGTGAAATTGATGCTTCGCTTGCTTCCAAAGAGGATAGCGATAAACGGATTGTCTGGCAGATCGATGGATATTGTACCATTGTCAATATGCCCGTGAATAATACCAAAGTCAAAGTGGTAGTTTTCGACCACTTTAAGCATCTGCATCGCATCGGTAAAGATGGTATCTGCGTCAATATTTCCGTTCTCATCGGCAATGAATAGGGTAGCGTTGTCTATCGATTTATCCCACTTATCCTTATTCTTGGATATGATGTTGTGCGCCGCACGTTTCATATACACTGATGGTATGGCGAGCATCGGATTACCCTTAACCATATCATCAATCCTTGCGTCTGCCCATACGTCAACCGATTCAAGCAGTTTCTCTTTCAGCTCGGTTACATTCATTTCTTAGTTCCTCCTTTCTTTGTTCCTTGTACCATAGCGAGATACTCTTGCCAAGTCTTGTCACTATGATTAGTCATATAGTCGTTGAGCATAGCAGATTTCTGTTCTTCTGCTTGCGCTACTTCCTTTCTCAAACGCTGCATCAAAGATAGATGTTTCTTCAATGCCTCCTGTCCCTGCTGAGTACTCTCAATGCGAGGGCGTATGATACGCAATTCCTCATCTTGCACTAGCTTAGACACATATTGCAAGCTATTAACGTATTCCTGATTCTGCATCAAGTACTGACGTTGTGCGCCCGTAAGATTGTCCTCAATCTTGTCGATTTCATCCCATAAAGGGGTGGAAGACTGCTGCGCTTGCATATTGATAGATGCTCGCTTCTGCTGTATTGCCTCATACATCTTCTGTAGCTCTGCATCCATCATCTGCGGCTGTTGCTGACCTGTGCCCATATCAAGCAAAGGGCTGTTACCAAAATTCATCATAACAATCAATATCTTTAAATAAATTCAACAATACGTAAAATACATACCTTTTGTACTCTTCTGCCTTCCGCTAAGAACTTCTTGCAGGGAAGAGCGGTTTATCCCTAGTTCAACGACAGCATCCTTGATAGAGCTGTATGTTTTTAAAGTGTTGCCGTCCTTATCGGTCATAGCGATTTTCTTATTTCCACTACGGCTATACTCTGCGATTTTTCTAGGGAAGTTTTCGTCTTCCTTAAATCGCCATTGATAATTAGCGGCAATACGTCTTGTCATACGACAACAGTCATTGATATGGTTGTCGTTGTATACTTTCTCGGCATCAAATGCGCAATCCCATTCTTTGATAAAATTGCCTTTTTTGTCATATTGCAGTATAGGCTTTCTTCTCTCAGGATGTTTTTGTCCGAGACTTGCTTTTCGAAGCTTATTTTTATGTTCTTCCGACTTAGGAACTCCAGTGAAAAGTTTTCTTAACTTTTCTTTATGTTCCTCAGACATCGGTGTTCCTTTTTTACCAATTTTCGATAAGGAGATTTTTCTTTTTGTCTCTTCAGACAAATGTCTCCCGAACATATAACTATCTTCTCCTTTTATATGGATTCCGTACATCGGATTATTTTTACCAGAAAATCTCTTTGAAAGTTTTTCACGATAGCCTGGTTCATTTCTCATTTCTCTAAACCTCTTTATATTAGCATCTCTTAGCCATTCTGGAAGTTTTTTCCCTAAATTCCCTCTTCGTACCTTCTCGATACTTTCCGGTGGAAGATGATAACCGAGTAGACCTGCTCCTCCCCATGTCTGATTATATCCCTTATTTACGGAATCATACTCTTTTATAAAGTATCTCTCTTTTTCGTTAAGATACTTTCTTATCAAAGAGACATCATCTGACTCCTCCGACTTCCATAATATATCACAATCAAATGAATCAATACCGAACTCAGCTATAGCAAGAGATATTGGGTACTTGCCGTTAGCATGTTCTATACTCTTGGAAGCGTAGAGGTGACGGGTTATACGCTTCTTTAAATTCATTGTCTGTCCAATGTACATCATTCCGTTCACCTTATTCGTTAATCTATAGATAACTCCTTGCATAATTGAAAAATTTTAAAATTACCATACAAAGATACAAAAAATATTCAATATACGCAAGGAGTTTAAGGTAAAACTACCTCACTTTTTTCTAGCCTTTTTTGCTTGCGTCTTACGCACCCGTTTGTGTTCCATTACTGACGGTACTCGCACATCCACAAATGTTTGCAGATGGGAGAACTGTGACAGTAGGAGAACTCTGGAGTCCGAGGACACCATCAATCTTACGGCAACACTTCTCGTTAACATAAGCCATCATAAGCTTCTCCTTGTAAGGAGTGAGGGCTTCCATAACGGCTACCTTCTTGTCGAGGTCGCTATACTTAGCCTGTAGTGCGTCGTACTGGTCTCTCTGATTCTTGTACAGACCGAAGTCCGCATCAATCTGAGACTTGTACAAACCGAACTCAGCCTGCATTGCACGGCGGTTCTCAGCGTTGATAGCATCGTTAGCACCCTTGTACATAGAGAACTTCTCTGCGATGTCAGTCTCACGCATAGCGTAGAACTTGTTAGCGGTGTCGAGCTTCAAACCGAACATATCGGTAAGCAGCTTAACCTCATCAGCGCATTCCTTCTCCATTACCTGCAAGGCGGTTGGCTGATTAGCATTCGCATTTGCGCCATAGCCGTTAGCGTTGATGTTCACGTTCTCAGGCATATTGCTGCCACCGAGTGAACCAAACACACTGCGATTACCGCCAAATAACCAAGCACCAAGACCGAGTGCAGTACCAGCTATACCAAGACCCAATCCTGTGCCTGCGATACCTTTAGAAGCATACTCATCATGCTTCTTTCCCTCTTCGTAGATTTTCTTCTCTACGACCTTTGCATCTGTCATTTCCATGATACAATCTTTTTAAGTTATCCTTAAAATATTAACTAACACTATTGTAACGTTACGGATGCAAAGGTACAAAGAATAGGGGAGAGCAAATATAACTCTATCACACTTTCTTTTAGTAGTTGATTATCAGTGATTTAAGGTGATAGGAGGTAATATCATAAATAACGAAAAAGAGAGGCTATCACTTACCTCTCTTACTCAACTTGTAAGGAACACTTACATGTTCAACTATTAGGATAGAAGTAGAAACAAAATTCCCCTATACTATTGGCGTAGTATAGGGGAAATATCACATTCCTACTCGGAAAAGTGAAGCTCGATAAAGTATTGCAAAGATAAGCAATAATTCCGAAACCACCAAATTTTTCATCATTAATTTGTTAGATACAGATACGATCCTTCCCCGAACCACATTATCAATATCATAGTTGACATTACTACCCAAGTCAAGAAGTACTTATCGACCTTCTTATACTCATAAGAATAGTATAGGTATGCGATGAACGTGCTATTGATTATTGCTAACATCGCTACTATAATCAAAGTACAAAACATATAATCCATACTCATATATGCTCGCTTATCCGTGCTGCGATAGGGCTTATACGTTATGTTTTCTCTTGCTTTTTATGAAGTGTAATATATCCCACTTCTTCCAATATCGGGTATGCCCACGCTTCTTGCACTCGCCATTGGGCAAATCGCCCCTAGCCACCATTCTGTTAAGGGTAGCATCGGAAACGTGCAGTTTATCCTTGACCTCCTCGGTGCTCATCATCGGATTGAGCATGTCGGGGATGATGTCACACAATCTATCCAGGTCATCATCACTCATTCCGCAAGCGGTGACCTTCTCACCATTTCTCTGCTGCTCGTCTGCCTTAAAACAAGCATCACTCAGCGACTTCAAAGCCGTTCCGAGTATCTTATAATTCAATATCTTTCCCATAATCACGCACAGATTTTACGTCCTAACTTGGTTCGACTGATAAACATTTCTGCAAATCCGTATAGATAGAACAATGCCGTCACTACCATAACGGTAAAGCAAGAATCAACCATATCTTTAGTTGTGTACCAGTTCCATTCCACGATGTGGGCAGCGTTGATTCCGAAAAAGTAAAAGAAAGGTATTCTATATCTCCAGCACAAGAAGAAGAACCTGCTACCTAATATAATCACCATCGGCAGGATATAAATCATAAAATAGATGAATATGTAGCAAGGCATATTCTCGTTATGAGGGATGAACATCTCACGAGGATTCTGAGAGAAGTCAAACATTCCGTAGGCGTGGAAGCACATAATAACGATAGGTACGTACTTGCAGAACCAGCGGAAGAATTTCAATATTCTCCTGCTATACCGATTACCATGCTTTATCAGCATATCCATCAACTCGGTAACATCAATGTCCTTTATCAACCGCAGGACTTCGGCTTCTTGTTCCTGTGTCATAATTCGTTGATTTTTAAATTTGTCGTTTTGTTGATTTATAAGATTTATGCCGCAAAGTTACGCTTTTCTATAACAGAAGTATTTAATTTTGAATTACTTTTTGTGTTAAACTTTATAAAAAGTAACAATCTGTAATATGGCGGCTATCAAACATGCCGCCATATTAACTAAATCAATCTACACAAGCCATACAACTTCCAATTTTTAAAAAGCTAGTTTAATTTATCGGATTACCTGGTTGGAAATGCTTCCAAACCTGCACCATATACCGTAGTAGTCTCTTGGCTATATATTTTTAATCTAATACCTAAGTCTGGGCTTCCGTTAACTAACGTCATCGGCAAACCGCAACAATAGCTAGGTTTTTCGTATCTCTCTCCAATCTTTAATTTTGCAGGTATTAAAGCGCCAACGTTAACAACAGAAGTATTAACACTCCAGTAATCACCATTATTAGCAAGATTACTAAGATTGCCATTAGAGACAACATTTTTATTGCTAGTAAAGTATTTGCCGTCAGCCTCACTTGCCAACGCTTGCGTAGATAATCCATTCTTGGAGTCAGCTATAATCTTTCCGTTTATTCGAGGAGCACGATACCGATATAGATGTGTTACCGTAGCATTGCTCGGTCTTAGTTTTGGGAAAAGATGATCTTCGTAAGCTTCTTTAACAACAAAAAACGTCTCTGAAATAGAATTCATGCTTGATGTGAATGTTTTATAAGTGCCATAACTGCTTGGTATACTTGTAATTCCTAAAAGGTTCTGCGATGTGTAGAAGCTATACTCTGTAAAGGTACCATCTTGCTTATCCATTGTAGATATTCCGTTAGGACCAAGGTCATACAGGAAGTTGCCAGCATTGTCATAATATGACAGTACCGCGCTACCCTCAGAGTTCAAACCGAAACGGATATTCGGATTTGTTTTATTGACAGATCCGAAGAACTCCATCATTCCATCGCTAATAGCCACCCTTGCACCGTTACTGCCGAGAGACTCCAACACCTTAGCGGCTATCAAATCCGCATTAAGCATTCCGTTCTTGAATAATGCGGCAATAGCATTACCGTTCATAACCTTTACCTGCTCGCCATACAGCAACACTTCTCTATCAGTAATACCGATACCAGCCTTCTTCAAGCTCGCCTTATCAACCAAATCAGTCTTGCGTTCGGTGAACTCGGTCATGGTAGCACCCTTCTCCAGTTTAGGCTGGCAGACATAAACCTCGCCTGCGCCATTCAGCTGGATATAAAGCTTAGATGGAAGATAACCATGAAACCTCATGTGTCCCCAATATCGTTTGTATTCTGTCGTAAGCTGATTAGGTATTTCGATGATAGAAGCATACCGTACGTTTAAAAAACGAGTACCTTGATTTACACTATCCTCGCTGAAAACAGAATCGCCTTCAGCGTTTCTATCGAACTGAGCATACAATCCAATAGAAGCCTTACCTTTTGCTAGGAAAGAGAAAATGTAATCAACGTCCAATTCCATCGAGTCTGTAGCAAACTCCATGACAAGATACGTATTATTAGCGTTTGTGTTTTTGATGCGGAGAGCCATGCAGTCGCCATAATAGGCACGCTCATAATCGGGTAGACCATTAGGGTTTAACGATTTAAGACTACCGCCTACTTCCAGAGTTCTGGCGTTGTCTATCATATTACCACCCACGTAATCATAATCTTGTTTAGAACGAGACCAGCCGTTGTATGTATCTCCCTCTTCCATCATAGGCTGACAGATATAAGCATCGGAAGTTACACAGAATGCGACCGCAAGATAGTTAGTGACAGCAGATGATGTATCTATCGTAAATGTGAACAGTTCCCATGTATTAGGAGAAGAGACATACATAGTACCTGTCTTATAGAAAGACATATCGCTGCTTGCATTAGCAATATCTGATGTACTATAAGCTCGAATCCTGAATTGAGCACTAGTACTGCTGCTTTTAACCCAACAGGAGAATGTGTATTTCTTACCTTTTGTGATAACGACACTTATGCCTCCGCTCTTCGTTCCATCCCAATATACACCATTTTCGTTACTGCTTGTGATATGTACGCAGTTGATACCATCCTTACCAGTAGTACATTCAATGCGTGTACCCGAAGAGAAATGCAATGATTCCTGATTATGGAAATCGCTATTCACTAACAGATTCCTTCTGCCGACTGCATTAGAGCTTACTTCCAAAGAGATTCTCCTAGCTGTCTGTTCGATACTTGATGATACTTCCCTCAATTCGTCCTTCGATGCCTTATCATTAAGTTCATTAGAAACAGTATTATACTTATTGCTTATCTCCGTATACTTGCGCTGAAAGCTTTCGTCCGTCTCCAATACCGTCTTTACAAAGGTATTGGTGTTAACACGGAATGGCAGATAGGAATAGTAATCAGTACCATCCACAGTTACCTTCAATTTCACACCGCCAGCAGATGCAGGAACATATTTCCCTGTACCTACCGATTCCGTTGTTATGCTTGTCAATTTAATAACATTGCTGCTGATATTAGCATTACAGTTATCCTTTGACACGATGCTTGCGCTGCACGATACAGCCTTACCACCCCTCGTTGCACTAACAGTAGATGAATTGTTGTTGAACTGAGTAGATGATATATTTCCGTCTTTATCCGCATTGTATACAAGCTCAGAGGGAGATAGATTGATATTTATCGCATCCTTACCTGCCGCACCGTCCTTACCTTTATACGATACGCTAAAGCTTGTAGTAGAGTTCGTGTCAGAGTATACTACAATCGTTCTAGTCCACAGATAAGGCTTCGTGTCGGTTGTCGCAACAACCTTGTCGCTCCAGTTACCTGTAGGTGTTTCTGTTCCACTTGCACTTATCTGATATGTAACAGATTTACTGATGATAGTGACAGATGTACCGTCACTACCATCTTTAGCTCTTCTGCTTACCCTCTGAGAGGCATACAGATGTACTACCTTTGTCATAGGCTACCCTCCTTCTAATGAGTTCTGATATACTCTTCTAAAACATCCTTAGCTACAGCCTTCGCCTTCGTGCGCCATTTCTGCATAGCATCATACTCTGCTTCATGCTCCTCATCATCGGCATCAAGCTTTTTCCCATCTGCAATTTTGGCAAGATTAGCGAAATGGTTGTTGATTATAGCTTGCATCTTATCGGTAGGATAGACTGCCGTGACAATAGCGTCTATCACCTTGTCTCGTTCCACAGGCTGCTCGATACGGACAACATGTGCGGCATAAGCCATTCGGGTAGCATTTTTGCTTTCATTGCTATCCGTACCATTTGCTAACTCAATCTGCTCAACATCAAAGTTGATGCGAATATAATTACCCTCATACTCTATCAGACTAGGTGAGTAATCGAATGTAGACTTTCTAATTTCCATGATAATATCCTTTCTTTTTACAAATATTACACTTATGCTTTTGTTCCTACGATTCTGAAGTCAGGGTTGCCGCTCTGATTCATTCTACGCAACTTGCCCATGAATGGGAATTTCTTGTTGTCATAGCACCATTGCAACTGCTCTACGAGTTTCTTGTTATTAGTGAAGAACTTAAACTTCTGTCCGTTCTCCTCAACGCTGACAACATTACTCTTTCCCGATTTATGAACCTTGCTGTCTACGTCAAATTCAACATCAAGGAAAACGATAGGTCTCTCGGCAAAGTAGCTTGCACTCATTCTCTGACCCTCGAACATTTTCTTGCCGTTTGCATCTCTGTCCTCCATTTCTGGCATATCAAAATCTTCAAAACTATTCATTTTTGTTATCATTCTCCAAAGATTAAAACCATCGCAGTGCATCAACCAACCCTTGTAGCTCATAGCCACTTGGTATCTCCTCATAGGGTCTTTCAGGTTGTGCATCTTCTTTTTGAATTTCTCCTTCATGCGTTTTCTCAACAAAGTATGGTTGAAATAGAAACGATATCCTACGAAATCAAGGAAATGGGATTCATCAATTATCTGCATTCCGATGTTATCGTGCAACTGCTGGTGCATCACTTCATCAGCATATTTCAATATGAAGTTGATGGCTTTCCATACTTCCTTTTCGTTTTTACCCAATATAATGACATCATCACAATATATTTCTACCTTAACATCAAATTTCCTACATACTAATCTACATAAGATACTCATGTAGAAATTGGTAAGGGTCTGAATAGGATATAGACCAATACCTAGACCTTTCGGTAAGGCAAAGATAACTTCATGCAAAAGCCTTCTAACGCCTTTATCGGTAAAGAAATCACACAGAGATTTGTATATCTCCTGCTGGTCTACGTTCTCATAGAATTTAACGAAGTCAAGTTTGCAATAGTACAATCTTCCACATGACTTATTCTCGTCTATCCATCGTTCAGTTCTGCGCTTCGCATAAATCATTCCTCTGCCTTTTACACTTGCACCACTCTCTATATAGAGAGCTCTTATAAGGTATGGCATCAGAACCTGCATCAAGGCATGCTGCTCAACGTGGTCTGGGTAGTATGGAAGCTTATGAAGCTTTCTTACCTTACCGCAAGGGCATCGTCTCATACAATCGTGCCCTTCGCTAGTCTTGTAAGTTCCATCTATAAGACTTCTTTGTAATCTCAGAAGGTTTCCATTATAGTCCTTATCGAATATCACCACTCCCTTCTTTCCCTCCTTTCCCTTGCGTGATTTCCTTACCGCAATATTGAGGTTAGTCATATCACTAACAAGCTCTACTCTGACCTTTCTATGCTTCTTGCGAAGTTTAGCCTTTCGCTTATACGCCAGCTCTTGTGCGTCCGTCATTTTTATACTTCAACCAATATTTCAAAAATCGCTTTCCTTATCAATAGGCTTTCTACACTCTCGGCTCACTGACTTTCGGCACATACGTACAACTGTATCACTTACTTGCGAGAGGGGACTCTGTTGTAGTCGGACATACCCGACCACTCATACCCAACGCCTTTAATCTTCGCTCTGTCAGAATAAATATTCCTCCATCGAGACAGGTTCAATCATGTGCTCTCTCGTCCAAACTATCTCGTAGCTTTACGACTTGCGAGGAACAGTGTAAATTATATCGTCATTCTAAAAATAGAAATCCTGTGTAGTAATTCAAGCGAGCGCCGATGTTCGTCCTCGAGTTCGAGAAACCGTTGTTCGAGTTCGCATACGAAAGACCGCACTGCGACCTGTTGTTAGCGTTACCCCCAACGTTCAGCAGCTCCATGATGTATCACCTTTTCTTCACCCACTCCATGGTTGTAGAAAATCTTATCGCACGGAATTGGGTTGTTTATATTTTTGTGCTTCTGCGAATCCTATTTAAAGGAGATTTCAACTTTCCAGTTTCAATCTTGCGTTTTATATTATTTTTATTAATTCTCTATTTCTGTCTAGCTCACTGGCAGATGTACAGCCAACGCTAAGCGTTGTCTTACATCGCCATGAGCTCCGAACCGCTCACGATTGTCGGGTTTCCGTAGAAAGCCAAGCGAGCGCCGATGTTCGTCCCCGAGGACGAGAAACCGTAGCCCGAGGACGCAAACGAAAGACCGCACCGCGACCCGTAGCTAGCGCGACCCCCAACGCACAGCAGCTCGCCACTTGTCGAAGCCCAGAATCCATCGCAGTAGTACGTGCTATCACCGCCTCCTACGGCTTGCGGAAACGCATCCCAATATGCACCAAGTGTCTTTTTTGTGATATACTGTCCATTTGCGGATGATGGTACGGTAAACTTTCTGCCATCAGCAGTATTGCTTACTCGGTTGCCGCTATAGACAACAGCATATCTAGTATCGCCATCCATGTAGAAGCGGATACCTGGACGGAACTCCCAAAGCTTAGCCCATAAGTCCTCAAAACTAAATAATTTGACAGGGTATTGATTACCGAGAGTAGCATCGTTATAGAGCACCTTACCGCTACCATCGCCGAGAGAGATACACTTGCCCATCGGTACATCACGACATGCTTCCCAAGAACTACTTTGGAATCCAGAACCTATGACGGATTGACAGTTAAGGTCGCCAAAACTTACCTGATATAACGCTTCTATAAGGCATTGAAATCCGTAGTTGGCAAGACCGAAGTTAGAACCAAGCTTCTGCGCAGCAGCAAAGAATTGCGACATTGTTTGTGAATGCTTTGGAGTTACGTTAGGTCTTGAATGAGCGACACTATTACTGTCATACGAGATTTTGTATGCACCTACCCAGTTTGGCGAATCGAAAGTCTTGCCACCTGGGATAGGAAACAGTCCACCAAATTGCAAGGTCTTGTTATCAGCCTTGAAGTGACAGTCAGGAACATGAACCATCGTCTCATACTTAGACGCATCATCCACCTTTGTTCCGTCAGCAAAGAACTCCCATGTGCTAGGGTCAAGCTTGGCAGCGTATGCCTTGCCATTGACAACCTTCATCATATATCCACCCATCGCTCTCTGATACATGTCTGCCATGAAAGGCGTAGGGAGAGTGAACTTCGGGTTAGAAGACTGTTCCAAAGTGATTGTAGGATAGAAGATATTGTTACCCAACATCTTCTGAAGGTCACCGAGGCTTAATCTACGAAGAGCACCATCTGCAACAATCAGAAAAGTCTGGTCGGTATTCATTGCCGACACGGTTTTTTTCTCTGTTAATTTTACACCCATATATATTATATTTTAAAATGTTACTAATCTATCAACGGATTACCATTCTCATCAAGCAGGTAATTGCCACCTTCATCAATGAGATAGTCGTTGGCAGGTCTCTGTCCGTATTCTATCTGTTCTTCGAGGTAATCGCTTTCAACGTCACCAAGACCAGATTCCTTGATTGAGAAGTAGCATGATTCACCCTCTTGCCAAGACTTACTTGTGATAACATTACCGTTAGATGCTTCGGTATGCCATTGCAGTTCTACGATACGGTTAGGGTACTCAACGACCCTTCCATTAAATTCCAAAATAGCCTTATTACTTCTGAATATCTTGCCCCATTCGATGTTGTTGCACACCTTAAACTTAGGCTGATTGAACGAAGGGTAGAACCTGGAAACAGAAAACTGGAACTGCGCAACAGCCTTGCCACCTATTACAGCCTTGATGGTATAATTATTCTTCTCTATAAGTCTAAGGTCAAGCACAATCTCTGATGTGGAGATTGATATAATCTCGTTAGGACTTGCAGCAGACGAAGCAGACATCTTAGTCGTTCCACGATACAGTTCAATAGAGAATCCGCTAGTGATTTTCTCCTTGGTCTTATATACATCAATCTGAATGTGACGTTCATACTGATTGCCGTCAAAGCAAGCGTTTCTTGCTTCCGTAGATGCCGATACGATATTATTAGCAACCTTATACTCGTAGAGAGCCAACTTATCAAGGAACGGGTTGTAGGAAATATCTGTATCTTCCCGAATGCCCATACCATAAGTGTCTGCGCCCTTATCTGCCGTATACAGAGTGATAGGGTCGGTAATGAGATGCACTACAGAGTTCGTTCTATAATCGTAGAGGTCAGCTTCGAATATCAACTGCTGCTTATCATTGCTCGAAAGATTTCTTCGAATAGTAAGCGTACCACGATTAGACGTATTGCTTGTATCAATGCTATACTTTCCGCTCCAAGCATTAATCTTAGATATATCCTTCCACTCCGTACCAGTTGATACCTTCCATACCATATTGGCAAGAGACATATTCGACTTCTTGCTATCCCACGAATCATCCTTTGCTGTTGCGTTGATTTGTGGGTAAGCAATACATTCGTAACCGCTCTGAGTTCTATCGGGGAAGAATTTGTCACCTGCCATCGTCTGCATGAATGGAGACTTTGGGGAAGCACATACTACCGATTTCGCTATATCCAGAGGTGCAAATATTCTATTAGCCTTATTACTAACTATTGGCATAATCGTTCCTCCTAATCATCAACTGTTAAATACGCATCTGCTGACACCGATACACCGATGATATTGTTATTCTCATCAATAGTATCAGCATTACGTACAACGAATCCATCACTTACATTCTTAGCCCAAGTCATTGTTTCCGAGCGTTTATTCTCCACCGAGCCATTATTATCAGTATAGATTACGAATGTGACATTACCACTTATACTTCTCGGTGCTTTACCTGATTCACAGTTGGTAACGATACATCGGAATGTCTGATTGTTGTCTTCGTCAACTTGCCCGATAGAATTAAGAGCAAGTTGGTAAATATCAGATATATCATCAATACTGATACCTGTACGGTATACGGCTGCGCCATCAACAATAAATTCGAGGACGAAGAGCTGGTGACTGTCTACATAGAGTTTGTCCGTGTCTCCAGTCTTATCTCTGTGTATGGTAATTCCGCTTGCTGGGTTATTATAAGTTCCCGCAAGGTCTGTTCCGCTACCTCTGTACAGCTTAACCGAATATGTGGAAACCTCTCCACCTGCTGAATTGAATAGCCAAGGTTTGAGTACAGCCTGTGTCTGTCCTTTGCTTAGTACCGTAGTATCTGCTGAAACGCCGCCGAAATAAGATGAGCCGCCCAACATAGATACCAATATATCAATACTTTTCTCCATCTCGTATGTACTAGCTCCTAATACAGCAACACCCGAATATGTAAGAGTATCGGAATCCTGGTTAACCTTTGAAGCAAGGTCTGCGACAATTGAGAGAGAGCCATCCGTATGATTGAGCTTGAATCTGTTATCAACAGTCGAAGTCTCCCATCCTGTTCCGCTAAAGCTAAAGCCTAAATCCTTACCGTTGTATGCCCAAGCATGACTTGTGAGTGTCACATTATTTTTACGAGCAGAGCTAACATTCGGTGTGATAACAGGATGCGTTCCGCTCTCGCTCCATTTTGGCGATACGGTAAACGTGTCAGGGTTCAGACCTTGGAAGAGCGGTACGCCATTCGTTTGCAGACTGAGGGATAATGTGTCACCCTTCAATGTTCGTCTGACTGCTGCGGTTGCCGAAAGATGAATTTCCTTTCCCATATTTTAATCTCCTATTTTAAACTTTAATATATTCTTGATGTATTTTACCCGTTGTGGTGGTTGCCGTGAACGTGAATGTTGCAGTATCACCTTTGCCCAAATCATCTTCCGTTCCATCATTAGACCAGACAATATCTATTGAGCCATTGAAGTTCTTAACCTTATCCTTAGTCGCCCATGCAGCATCGTCAACAGAATCATCGGTCTTGCGTGTCACCTTCCATGATGCTACTCCGTTCGTCACATCCTTATCGCCTAACATTAGCTTGCAAGTGATATTGTGTGTCTCACCTATAGAAATGCCGCTATAGACAATATCGGTATATAGGGTAACTTGCGGCTTATATATATTAGTAGTCGCCTTCCAATAAGGCGAGTCCTCAGATGGTTCTTCGGTCGTGGTCTGTCCTTCCGATACGATGCAGAGCCACCTTGTGCCAAGCCAAGTGACTTCGTTGTAGTATTCGTAGGCAGTCCCTTCCTTCCAATCGCCGAGATAGATGGGAGTCCATATCTTCTCACCGCTGACGTTTACCATCTTGAAGTATTTGGTAACGATATTGATGCCATCGAAACCAACGTCAAAGATAGATTTATCCTTTAAAGTATAAGAATTGACTCCACGGTACATGGTGAACTTCGGTGCAGAATCTCCTTCGGTCTCCATCATCAGAAGGTGCTGGCGGCTTGTATCACTTCTGTTGCCCATAAGGACGATAGTATCACCAGCAGCAGGATTGTCCGAGCCTTCCATGCAGTTGTCTTTGGCTATCTGAATCCATGCGAACTTCTTTCCGTCATAGAGCTCATGACCTTCAGCATCGGTGATTACCTCATTCTCTGTTGAGACCTTGGAAACAATTCTCCAATAGTCCTTGTTGCTGACGTTCTCATAGACACCCGATGCAATATTGAACGTCTTGCACCTAACTTGGTCGTCCACCTTGAATGAGTTGATTGTGGCGGTCGTTCCATCATCAGCGAGGAGATAGCACTTCCAGCCAATCATTTCATTAGTTGTCTCGCTATATACTTCCTTGATGTAGCTTATCTTGCCAGCGGCAGGGGAGAGGACAATGTTACCTCCAACGTAGCTGAGTTCACGTATCAAGAGGGTGTTGAAGATTGCCTTACCCCATACTATCAAGTCCGTGAGCAACATCTGATACTTGCCATCACTTCTCTGCTTGATTGCAAATCCGCTCTGTTCTGATTCGTTGAAGTCGAGAGACTTCAAAAGATTCACCAACACACTAGAGAGGATAGCGTTGCCGCTTCCGTCTATGCTATAGTTGTTTCCGTCACCAATGTTCAATCCTTTCAAGAACTTCTGCACCTTCTCCCAAGTGATAGTACCCTTTGCGGTATCATCATTTATCTTCGAAATAAAGTGTTTACTTCCCTCTGTCGCAACCTGATTCTTGACCTGTGTAGTTGTCAAGCCTGCACCAGTTCCTCCATTCCCGCTTTGAAGAGACGAGATCTGCTGCTGCATCTTCTGGATAGTTCCAACCTCCTTATCCTCGCGAAGAGTTATATCGTAGGTAGGAATCTTTCCATCTTCTTCCTTGATCGTGAGCTGGTCTATGGATATTACACCGCCAATGCTAAGATCCGTATCTTCGAACTCCATCAGGTCTCCGGCTTTGAGCGTGTCATGAAGACTCTTGATAGCTCCGGTCGTATCCTCTTTGGTCTGGTCATGCTGTCTTGCCATGAAAAGCTCATCAACCTTTGGCTGGTAGACATATCTTGTATAGTCGTTCTTATCAAGATACGCTATTGCGTACTTAAGGAGCTTCAAAGACGCAGCATTGACATACGAATCAGGAAGTGTAATGCCGGTAAGAACAAAATGGTCGCCTTTCCTGATAGGATAGTCCTTGTATGGAAACCAAAGCTCAAGAGCATCGTCCTTGATTCTCTCGATAGTAAGTCTCCATCTACCATCAACCTTGGTTGAGGATGCCACTTTGAATGTTCGTCCGCCGCACATACCATCCTTCATAGAGATAGAGAAGTCATCATCCTTAAGGTCGTTGATATCGAAGTCGATAGCCTTATTGAGGTATATATCAACATTCCTTACTGTTTCATTGTCGCCAAATCTTCCGTCATCATCAGGAGCAATACCCTCATCAATCTCATCCACACGCACGCCACCGATTTCCATTTCCTCGATAGTAGGGTAGATTTCAATAACTCCATTCGTCTTGTCGTCAGTATCAAAGAACTGTGACGCCGAACGTAGACCAATCTGATCGATGTTGATGGAATCTATGTATGGTCTATGCGGGTCAGTAGAGAATCTGTGTTGTTTCCCGGTAGGGTTCACGTACTTCTTCTCCTCATCCGTGAGTGAATCATAGAAGTCACTCAGCGATACATGAGGAAATCCTGGCAGCATAAGCCTGTTGATTGACATATTGTTCGGGAGATTCTCTGCATATTCCTTCATGGACGAAGGAACGATCTTCTTGTTGAGGCCGGATGTGATATACATCTTCGTGTTTCCTGCCTTAACCTGTGCAATGAACGCATCCAGCTTCTCCTTTGATTCCTCATCTCCACTATCAACCTGAGTTCCTTTTAGCTCAGAGTAGAATCTGCATTTGTTAGAGTTGTACGCCTGTGTCACATAACCCGTAATGATAGTCTGGAAATCGAATGTTACCTGAAGAACCCAACCAAAAGACTGTTCCTGAGACTCGCCGGAAACAATGTATTTCCTCTTATTCTTGAAATACGTCTCGATATAATCGATGTCCAGTTCAAGCTCAACATTCGTGCTTGCCTCAACAACTTTCGTTATATTAGCCACATACTTTACACCTAGGTCGGCATAGTAGTGGGAAGGAAGATTCTTTTCGGAACCATAAGCTCTCAATCTCGTAACGACACTCTGGTCGGAATCAGCGTTTTGAACAATCTCATACAATCCTTCACCGAGACCGTACTTGAATATATGGTTTGCCTGTATTCCGGTAGTACCGACATATACGTTTCTTCCTCTGACGATGAAGTTTATGTCCCACTTCTCGTTCACAAGCGAAAGGGCCTGCCAACAGGTCTGTGAATCCACTGTGATAGACATCGATTCGATGACGTTATCTCTTGTTCCTTCGCCGTACATTGACATCCACTCGCTTTCCAGGGCACCACGCTGCACGGAACGCTCCATGTTCCTGGAGTAAATCTTCCAAAGACCCTTACCAATCTGCTCGTCGAGGTTCGCCTGAATCCTGTCAAGCAAATCGTCCAGAGTCTGTACGTAGAATGGGAATTTCGGTAGGGCGGTGTAGTGGAGTTCGTTGTCGTTCAATACCACATCGAGGAATTCAGCTCTAGCAAGCTCATCCTGCAATGCATTGAACTTTACGCTGTCATATACGAAGCCCTCACCGTAGGTGTCAGGTCTTGCCTGCTTATCTTTGCCCGGCTCGTAGTTGAGCTCAAACCGCTCGCCACGATAGACAATATAGTCGCCTATCTGAAAGTTGATAGGCACTTCATGCTTGAAATTGATAGTCACGAAGCACTCACCCATCCAAGAATCGGAGTATTCCAATCCATGAACGGTTATCTGCTCTCCGTTAACGTCTGTCAGCTTCGAGCCATCCTTATGATAAATATTCCAAGTACTCATGTGTCTTTATCCTAAATTTGAAATACTGCCCTGTGCGTCCATGATTGGCTTGATGTCAGTAACAGGGTCGTTAAACTTGAAAGTAATAGAGAGGACTAGCAAGTCCTCGTTATCCGGATCCCTATATAGGTTTGGATCAATATCCTTAAGTCTTACATGCTGTCTTCCGATTCTATTGAAGTCGCAATACATCTTCATCATGCCTGACTTGCGGATGTAATCAATAAAAGCCTTACATTTCTCGTTAGCGCCGAAAGCCTCACCGTGGAACATAAACTTAACCTTATTCTCGTAGGCTGCCATATAAAGTCCATCCTTTCCGATATATTCGTCATCACCATGCTCATCGTGCCACTCCCTTTTCGCTGGTTCCTTGACAGAATCACAAGGCTTGAACGGACTCTCGCTAACGTACATACCGAAGTCGGCGATGGAGTCCTTTACCTCGTTCCCATCGCCTTCCTTCTGCATGTATATCCTGAAATAATCTTTCATACCTTAATTCAACTTTTTATAATTGCAAATATACAAAATAATACATAAATATGCAAGAGATATCCGATTAAAAATGTATAAATATACAAAAGAGGGCACAGAAATAGATCCACGCCCCCGATTATTACTTCATCTTCAATGATTTTGTTCCGTTAAGAACTCTATTGAAGTTGTCGTTATACTCAACGAATATACTTTCAATCCTCTCGGCCGCATCCGCATTGCGTAACGTATTTCGAGCAATCGCATTGAGTTGTGTCAGCTGAGACTTCGCGATCTCACTCATCTCTGGATAGTACTTAGCTTGTTCTGCTCTCATGACAGAGCAATCGAGCCTAATTGCGTTGAGGTATGAGGCAATCAAGTCTCCGGCCTCCTCGGTAATACTCTTGACTGAGTTCCTTGATGACGAACTGCTGTTGTCGGACCATCCATATACTTTCTTAAGATAGTCACGAGTAGCTTCTATCTGCTTTGAGAGCTCATCTGTGCTGTTCTTTACGTCGGCATACTCGGCTCCTGTGTATTCTGAAATAACATTTCCGTTGGAATCCTTAATCTTGTCACCATTCTCAGCGTACCCCTGAGTCTTCTTCAAAAGAGCCTTAATCTTGTCTCCATATTTATTCTCAATCATGGAGTTCAAGATGGTCTTCTTCAGGTTGTCCTCAAAGTGCTCAACGAGATTATCTGACGAATTCTCCATCGTTGCCATTGCGTCACCCCAGGAAGACACCAGGTCAGAGAACTTGTTACCGGTCAGCTTTTCAGTCACCGCCTCAATCATGTCATCAGCCTTCTCGCCATACTGGATGAGTTTTTCCAGGTAATCCCTGAACTCTGAGTCCATGTTAGCCCAAAGACCAGTGTAATCCTTCTTGATCTTCGACAATGTATCAGCGTTCATGTTAAGCATGTCTTCCATGCCATTGAACTGAACGCCATACTTCGAAGAGATATCGCCGGCAACATCACGCCAGTTCTGACCATTGTACTTGTACGAACCCTTCCACATTCGATACCAGATGGAGTGGGAGCCAGCAGACGAACCAGAGTTGAGCCTCTTCTGGGCTATAACCTTAGTCTGCTCAATCTCGGCTTTGAGCATTTCCTGAGCTTCCTTGGATGCCTCTATGGCCTCAGTACCCCAATGGATATTCATATACTCAGTCTTCTTGGAGATGAGGGAATCCCAAATGGATGTAAGGTTGTCGTACTCAGCCTTCGCCTTTTCGTAACTGCTGTAGTCTGCGCCGAATGCCTTGATGAGAGAACCACCAATACTCAACGCTGCGGAAGCGGCTGCCGCGTATGGACCAGCCCCCTCTAGAAATCCAAGACCCTTCATTTTACTTAGGGTGTCAAAGGCTCCAGCTGTACTTGCTGCCGAAGAGAATGCGCCTGATGCTCCACCAACAATTTGACCAAGGATTGAATCCTCTTCTCCCATAGCCTTAAACAGATTGATTACCGGGTCAAGAACCGTATTGAGTGCCTGCATCTTCGTCGCAAGTTCAGAGATTGCTTTAGACGAGTCGGCGTACGCTGACTGCTGATCATTCTTCAGACTCGCCTTTGTTCTTACGCCGCCTGCGATACCAAGTCTAGAAGCCTCCTCCTTGGTGACGAATATCTTCGCAGTATCGCCCATGCCGCCAAGACGCTCATTTATGAACTTCCCGATAGCCTTACCACGATTCACTCCTCCGAAGATGAAACCGAACGGATTTCTGCTAATCTGCTCATTTCTGAGCTTATCTAGGGCATCTCTGAGTTGTTTGATGGATTCTACAGACAGACCGGTAGTCATGGAGAACTGGTCAATCTTCTCAATCATCGAGTTGATTGTTGCCGAGGATACCCTATCGAGGTCATCGAAGATAGCAACCCAATCAGATTCCTGCTTGAACTTTTCAAACTGGAGCTTTGCCACATTCTCGTTGTGAGTTTTTGTGGCTCCGGTCTTGGCTCTGTCTCTCATCTGTGGGTCTTCGATGCCCTTGATGAGGTCAAGCTGCCTCTCGTATTTTCTGTTTTCATCCTCAATCTGCTGGGCGATGGTTGCATTCTTTTCAATCAGACTAGCCATCAGGTCGATGGTCTCCTTCTTGATCTTATTGTTCTCATCTTCCAGCTTTTTGCGGATATCGTAAACACGAGTCTCCTCGCCATACTTATCCTTGACATTTTCAAGACTCATTCCCTTAACCTCGTCCGTAGTCAAGTTAAGTCCGGACTGAACGTTGTCGTGCTTTACCGCAATATCGAGCTGCGCCTCCAGGAACCTCTTGTATGTATCAAACTGAACAGTTCCTCCGAAAGCTATGTTTTCTGAACCCTTCTTGTTTCCTGTCAGCTCATATATCTTCTTGTATGTCTCATACTGCTCGGATATAACATCAAGCTGCTTGTTGAGCACATTCAGCTCATCTCTTCGCTGGTCTTCAAGAAGCTTTCGGTTTTCAGTCTGAATACCGGCCTTCTCGTTTGCAGCGTAGTCCAATCTGTCCTTCGTTGACGCAGGGAGAGTCTTCAAGAGCTCCTTGATGGAAGTCTCGTAGTTGGTATAATCAGAGATAGGGAATCTCTTCTTGTCACCAAAGATAGCCTCAAACTCTCCGTCGTTTGCTAGTTGACCGAGAGCACCCTCACCGTAAAGTTCCTTGAACTTCTTGATTTCAGCGTACATTTTCTTATACAAGTCGATGCGATCACGGAGATCCTTCAACTGTTTATCTTCTTTGCGACCTGAATTTCTATTTTTCCCTTTCGGAACCTTATTGGACTTCTTTCCGCTTCCGTCATAGTCGTAATAAAGCAAATCTTTTGCGGCCTGCTTTGCCGTCTTCCAAGCCGTATAGAGCTCATCGGTTTTTTTTGCTTTAGAAGCCTTAGCAGAAAGATACTCGTTCTTGGCTTTATCAATATCAGACTGCGCTGAATTTCTAGCGGAATACCAGCTATCCTCTTTGCCCCACTTTTCTGCAAACGCTTTGTACTTTCCTGATGTCTCGCTCATAATGAGACCGCTATATCTGCTTGGTATTCTTTTCACAAGCTCACTCTGCAAGTTATTCAGCTTTTCGCCACCGTCAAGAACGAGCCTGATAACAGCCTGGAAGTTTGATGCAGCAAGCATATTCTGAAGAGTACGTTCCAGTTCCGGATATTGTCTGATGAGACCGTTCTTGGCATCATTCATCAGCTCTTTCACCTTCGCCTTCTCCGCGTCGTTAAGTGGAATACTTGCCTTTATCTTCTCGCCAATCATCGGGAAAGACTTATCAATCAAAGCAATCATACTATTAGATACCTCTGCCTGTAGCCATGCACTCTTGTCCCCACACCCGAATGCCTGTAAGATAGATGTTCTGATAATATCAGCCTTATCCTCTGGAATACCCATTGAGGAGAATATACCACTCATAGCCTGCATCGCGGCCTCACGCATTTTTTCATCTTTCCCGATATCGCCGAACCTCTTCGCAAGCTCCTTCTTTAGTGATTCTATATAGTTGTCGTATGCAGTTTCATTAGCATACAACTCCTTATCTCCCGTGGAAGCGTCAGAGGCCATAGCTGCTACACGCATCTCTTCTCTCTTCTTGAAGGCATCAATAACATCTTCCGTTGCATCACTCAAATCCGAATAATAGCCTCTGTTGCTGAGCTTTGCGCTAGCAATATCATTGGCTTCTTTTAGCAGCTTAATCTCTTGCTCAAGATACTTAAGACGATCAGCGTGACTTTTCTTTTCTTCTGCCGTCATCAGCATATTCTTGTAACTATAAGGGGCAAGTTCTTTCAACTTTTCCTTGTAGCTATCAATCATATTGTCAATCTCCTTTGTGTCGCCACCGGATATTGCAATGTTCACGTTGTTATCACGGAGAAAATCTCTTATCTGCTTGTTTTTGTCGGCAATCTCGTCCTGAGTCTGCTTTATCTTTTGACTGAGCTCCTGATATTCACTGATAGCGTATGTAATGCCAAAAGTAACAGCAGTAATGATAAGGCCAGGTAAACCTCCTATAGCTGACCAGATTCCAGCTGCAAGAGTCTTAGCTCCTGTACCTATAACTCTAAATGCAGCCAAAGCCGATGCCTGGAATCCTGTCCACACATTCTTTACAGAAGACAAAGTGGTAGTAAGAGACATAGAACGCATTGTCGCTAATGTGCGCAACATTTCCATCCTAATAGTCTTCTCGCCGGTCTGTCTCAGCACAATACCTCTATATATGCTATATTGCTCGGCTGTGATTTTGCCAGATAATCGCAACTGATTGAGCTTCTCGGTCGTCAATGCTCTAGCGTTAGCCAGTGCTCTCAGGTCTGCTCCTGTAATCTGATTCTTCGTCGCGAGAATCCTTTGCTCTATCTGTGTTAGTGCCTGACCCTGCAACACCTTATTCTGAATATCAGATGCGAGATTTGCCTTATTCGAAAGAAAGCTGGAAGCCGTATTGCCTGCCGCCATCTTCTTGAATGCGTAACCTGCGAATATTGCGCCAATAGGCATCGCAAGAGTGTGCAGGGACTGAACCAGAGCAGTTGCTCCATCAATGGCGGTCTTGAAGAACTTACCAACGAGCGCATCACCACTCGCAAACTCGGCAAGCATAATCTCCCAGGCATCCTTCAATTTATTGTAACGTCCAAGCAGAGTCTCACTCAGAACCTGCTGCATATTGTAGAACTGACCGCCTGCATCTGTCATTTGCCAAAAGATAGACTTCACATCATCGAAGCTTACCTCTCTGTTAGAGATACGAGTCTTAATCTCTGATGTAGAGACATTTCGACCCTCCTGCTTAGAGTAGAACTTTGATAACTTATCAAGCAAAGGAATGCCGGCGTATGCAATCTGACGAAGTTCCTTGCCATCGAGCCAACCGCGAGCCTGTACCTGGCCAAACGCCAATGCGATACGGTCAAAGCTAACACCAAGACCGGAAGACATATCCGCAAGCCTCTTGGTTGTGTCATAGAGCTGGTCGTACTCAACTCCATACGCAGCCAACTGCTTAACATCTCGGTTCAACTCAGAGAACGTAAATGGCGAATTAAGAGCGAGTTCCTTAATCTGATTGAACATTGTATTCGCATTCTGCATATCACCAAGGATTGACTGGAGAGCAATATGCTGCTTCTCCATCTCACCACCAGTAGTGATGATGCTCATAGCGAACTGCTGTGCGCCGAACACAAGACCTCCCTGCAAGAAAAGTGACTTCAAATCCTGTACGGTTGAATTCAGCTTTCCTGCATGACTGTTGGCTCTCTCGAAGCCGCGGACCAAATCAGACTGAACCTTTGCAGCCGTTTGAGCAATCTCCTGTTGCCGCTTCTGTTCAAGTTCAATTCCTCTTTGAACCTCTCGGTTTACTGCTTTCTGGTCTTGAAGAACTCTCGAAGCTAATGTAGTATCATGACCGCTACCGATGTTGCCAAGCTGGCCAAGATAACCCTTCCATCCTATAGGAGACGAAAGGCTGTCTTTTATATTTTGCAGCTGTCTCATTATAGAAATGAGTCTATGTATTTCAGCCTCCGTCTTGCTTACATCTGCACCGATAGAGATACCCCTGCTGTATTCCGAACGAAGCTGACGAACCTTGTTGCCGAGAGAATCGTATCGGCGTTCGGTGTTCTTCAACTCGTTCTGACGCTGCTTCTCATTTGCTTTTGCCTCGCGTGCTGCGTCTGCCTCGTCTTTCTTTCGCTTTTTCTCAGCATCTTGTTCTGTCTTGTATCTTTCTAAGATAGCATTCTTTACAACTTTAGCATAAGTCTTTGCTTCATCTATAGCATTGAGATATCCGGCACTCTTTACGACATCAGATGCTGTGAGTCCTGTGATAGGATGAATACCTCCGTTATTCCTGATCTGTTCTAATTCAGTCCTGTATTTAGACAGCTCTGACAACGATTGACGTATGTTGTTCGTTGAATCGACGCCAAACATCTGTATTCCTTCACCATGGCGTTTGTTGATTTCGTCAATAATAGAAGATAACTTATGAAGTTCTCTCTCTGCCTTATTTGCCTCAGTGGCAACGCTGTTAGGGAATATGTTGAATCCAGCACCTTCCTTAGACACCTCTCCGAGTATGCGTCCTATTTTGTACAACCCGTCCTGGACAGACTCCAACTGCTGGAGTTTTTTCGAACTAAAGAAATCTTCGCTTGAAAATACGCCAATGTTACGACGTAATTCTTTAACGAAGTTGTTTAGCTTTTCAAAACTACGACCTCCCTTATCTCCAATACCTTTTGTTGCTTCGGATATTGCTTCCAAAGCATTCTGCGCCTGCTTACCAGTAGCATCAATCTTGTTTAATTCTTTGGTAATCTTTTTGGTTTCCTCTTCAATTCTCGATTTGAGAGTGAGCGAGAAACTGAGGTCTCCCATATTTCCACCTGCCATATCCTGAATATTTTAAAATTAGAGTTTATTGTTTAAGTAATCAGCAAGACTTATCTTCTTGCCAATGAGGCTTCCCTCATTCTTCTTTTTCTCCACCCACCTGTCGTAGAGGTCATCCATCTCCTTTTTGGTGTGCTTCTTTGGACCACCTTCCTTCTTGGTCTTAGGATAGACAACAAGAGGCTGGTCTGCAACCATGAGGTCAATCTGTGCCGATGAATAGCCCCACCAGTAGTCGTAGGCTGCAATGAAGTACTTGCGCTGAAAGAGGAAACCGAACTTCTCCGCTAGCGAGAAGGCTGCTCCCCAGCTGGTTCTGCTTGGATAGCTTTTGCTTCGCTCCTCGTCATCGTCATCATCACGTCCGTCATCCCGGTCGCTAATATGGTAGCCAGTGAGAATGCGTTCGATGGAATTTTTTTTTTAGAAACATCGAGGACCCTCAGGACCTCTACCACATCCACATCCTTGATATAGTAGAGCCAACGCCAGTAGATCCAATACAGGAATCGTATCTTCCAGATGTTGTTGAGGAGAATGCAGACGCAAATCTTGACGTTGCGCTTCCATTCGTTCTTCTCCTTTGCCCTGATGTGGGAACACCTGCTCATGGTTCCTTTGCGAAGCCAACCGAGCTTGTGCTTCTTTCCACGGAACACGAACTCGGTAGGCTCGTCGTGCAGCACGCTGTCAAGCAACTCCTGCAAGTCCACTGAAGGCTGCTCTATTTTCTTTTCTTCTGCCATGATTGTATGCTATTAAATGAAGAAGGGCGGCACGGCTGTTGATTAGCCTGCCGCCCAACGGTTTGTTATCCTGAATCTAATTACCTAAAGAAGCCTTTTCTCTTGATTAACCGCCAATGCCTGGTTCACCAGCACCTGGAGCCTTAGTAAGCCAAGCGATGCTGCGCATGCCTGCGCCCTCGATAGAACCGGCGAACTTGAATGCAACTGGCTTTGAACCAGTGTCATCCCACTGCAACGTTGCATAGAGGGCAATGTTTGTCACAATCATAAGGTTCTCCTTCTCATCGTCAACGATGACGATAGTACCCTTAATCTTGAACTTCTTAGGCTCAACTGCAACTCCGGTAAAACCGGTAGTAGCATCGAGAGTCGCGTCACCAGTACCCTTCAAGGTAACCTTGGTCAACTCTGTGATTGCATCCTCGCCGAACATGATTTTCAGCAGGTCCTTTGCCTTTGAAGGAACAACGAACTCTACATTGAAGTCGCCGAGCTCTGCGGTAGTTGCCCAGTCACCGGCAAGACCGATAACCTTGTAGTGATTGATGGTAGGATCCTCCATGGTTGCCTTAAGAGAATCAACCTCAACAGGAAGCTCAATCTCTGGTGTGATGTCAACTGAAGCCTTGCTCAAATCGGTAATAGCCTTTGAGTAGAGCAGAGTTTTAGGACCATTGAAAATGTCCTTCATCTTGTCAATAGTTGTCATAGCCATAATCTAAAATATTTTAAATTGTTATACCTGAATACTTATCTAGTACGTAACCTTCCCTGTATGATTGTCACGGAAAAACCTGCGCCGTCGTCAGCCTGGATAGCAACGTTCGGTCTAGTAACGATGATGTTGTCTGTAGAAATCGGGAATCTTTCGAGGACCGCCTTGACTTTCTTATCCATTTCCGCAGGACTGAAACCATTCGGATTCGCCGAGGAGGCCTTATCTCTTACATACACCTCTATCTGGATAGTGGTAGTATAGTAGTTGTAGGAGCCATCGTAGTTCATCTCGTTGTTTCTGATTGTGTACGGAGCATTTACGACGATGTAGCTACCTATTTTGGTATCCACGGCCTTAGGACGATTCCTGGGATACACCTTGTCGCATATACCCTTTACTGCGTTTCCTAAGTCGAAATATATCTGCTTGATATCTACCATAGCTTACAGTTTGTTAAAAGTTGAACTATTGGCGTACACTACGCAGGCATCGAACATATCCGGAAGAGACTCGTATGTGTTGTAAACTGTCTCGAAAATGCGGTTTTCCTTATCGAATACTGCATATTCAACAGGACATATCGCAACGAGTGCCCAGTCTTTCCCGGTAGATTTCACCTTTCCGATACGTCCGTAGATAAGGTTAGGACCCCATTGGTGACCACCACCGACTTTACCGGTATAGCCTTTGTTTTCACCTCCGTCGTAGTAGAACGGGAGATTATATTTTTCTCCCTCCGCCAGGGTTACTCTCGTTGGTGCTTTTTCACCCTTCGAGGCACGCACCATGTAAATGAGCTTTCCTTTGTAATACACTGCTGCATAGAACGAAGTATATGCGTTACCGGTGATGTTGTAAAACGTCCTGTTCTCTTTGAAATAGTTGACGGTTCTGTGAGCAAGTTCCTGCATAATCGCAAGCATCTTGTCATACGCCAGCTTTTCGACCCTTGGCTTAATCTGATGCTCGAACTGCGCTCCGATAGACAGACGCTTTCCGCTAAAGTATTTCGCCATAATCTAAACCCTAGTGAGATTCCAGTAAACGACAGTCCTGTTATTATCCGGCTCGCAGTCCTTGACCATACCTACCTCGGTGTTGTTGCCGACAGTGGAGTAGATGGTGTCGCCGTCAAGAGGACATCTGTCAGCATCCCATTCGTCATATCTGACCGGAATCGATGCCTTCCTCTTGTTCTGGTCGACGTTCTTGTCTCCCTCTGTAGTGGTATCTGTGTAACTGCGACCTTCGCCATAGTAGAGAATGATTTCCTTGTCCTCACCAACTGGAGCATCATCATCGGCAAACGGGTCATCAGGGTCGGCTTTTCCGACGACCTTCCTCACGATCTTTATGATGTGAGGGTATCTTGGGTTTCTGATGTTTTCCTTTTCCATACGCCTTATTTGATGATGTGAGGGAGAGGTTCTCCCCAAGGAGAATAATTCGCCCTCTTTACTCCGTGGGAGGTCACCCGGAAGGTGGACTTCTTCTTGAGCATCGAATCAGGCTCCAGCTCCGCATAGATAGCGTTGGCCTCTGCCTTCATCTCGCTCCTGTCGTTATCCGACATGTCATAGCCACCTCCCGAATGAGTCCATCCGTTATCGGAATCGGAGGTGTTGTTCGCCTTGCTCGGACCAAGAACAAACCATTTCAGCATGTCGGCATAGGCAAGTCTTACCTTGTCCTTGTCGCAGGCTTCGAGGTCGATGCCGTTTTCAAGCTCCCTGTCGTGCATGATGCCCAACAGAGCCTTCATCGGCATCTCGAACTTCACCTTATTAATAAGGTAGTCGTTCACAGTGTAAATGTTCATCTCCGAATCCATAGTCATACAATCTTGTTACGTTAAAGAATTAACCCTTCTTGGTAATGTCGATAATCCAACGGTAAGGAGAATCGAGCATGGCAGGAACAGAAGCGAGGAACAAGTCTGTCTTGAACTCCTGGAACATACCGTTCGCTGTGACCATGTTACGAAGCAAACCGAGGCGGTTGTTGGTCTGTGCCCAAGCAACATCCACGAGCTTGTTACCGAGAGTGTCGAAAATTCGCTTATCGAGAATTTCCTTGCGCATGAAACGCAAAGGCTTGCCAGCAGGGCGAAGAACGACTGTTCCGTCTGCCCAACCACGAATCTCTGTAACTGTGCCATCGAAGCGCTTGTTGTGCTCAACCTCATCGACAATCTCGATAGGAGAAAGACCGTTGAGGTCAGCAACAGACTTCAAGAACATTGCGTTGTTTGGACCGTAGTTCTGCAAAACTGCCACAAAGTTAGCGTTCGCCCAGCTCTTGTACAACTCAGCAATCTGCTTGTTCTTCAAGAATACGTTATTGTAGTCGTTCTTAGTCATCTGCCATACGAGAGGTACACTGCGGTACTCGATGTTCTTCTTGCGCCAATCCTCCTCAAGCTTGCGCATCTGCTCAAGCAAGTCGCAGTTTGGATCGTTCCAGGCAAGTGTACCCGCCTTTTTGAAGTTCTCCTTTGGAACCTTTGCGTCATACAGAGGCTCCTGGATACCACGACCAATCTTGTCGTAGTCGATGAAACCGGTAGAACTCAACTGGGCTGACATGTAGGTCATAGTCATGTCGAGTGAGTCGTACAATACCTGTACCTTGTCGAGGTAAGCATCAACCAGGTCAGCGTCGTTGCCGAACTCATCCTGGAGAAGCTTCATCTTGTGGTAACGCTCTGTCGCAGTCTCACGGAAGCCGTCAGCAGCGAAGTCTGGAATTGAAGCGGTGTACCACTCAATACCCTCATGGTCGTTCTGATAGCCCTCGCCGAGAGGAGCACGGAGGTTCATCAAGGTTGCAGGGTTCAATGTACGTGTGCGAACCTTGAAGGTTGCATCACCATTGTTAGATGTAGGGGTGAGATTTGGGTCAATGTCACCCTGTGTCAGATACCAGCCGTTGTTACAGCGAAGTACGCCGTCACGATTGACGAACTTCTGAAGGTAAGTGTTGTTACCCTTACCAGTGAAGAACTTCGCAAGCTGCTCGACACCAATATCAATTTTTGCCATAATCCTGAATCAATCTTTTTACGTTAGACAATAGGTTAAATATGCCAGAACTCTGGGTAGAGTGACTTGTTCATCGCCTTGACAGCAGGAGGAACAGGACCCATACGGTCAAGCCACATAACGCAGTCTGGATTCAACATACAGAAGTTGACGTTTGTACGAGGCTTGTGGTACTTGTCGCCGCCGGCATCGAAATAAGGGAAGTCGTTGTCGCTCGGAGCAAAGCAGTTAGGGTTGGTAACCATAGGCAATACGGATTCGCCTGCACTTGCAGCCTCAACCAATACGTCACCTACCTTCAATGCGCCGAGAGCAGCAGAAAGAGTAACCTTCCAAACATCACCTGCGGTGTCGTCAGTCGTAGCCTCAACGGCAGAGACAGTCACGCCCTTTGCTTTTGTCTTAAAGTCCTTCTGACCGACCATGATGGTGTCGCCAGGGAACGGGATGTGAACAAAGCCGTTACGAACGATGTAGATGTCTGTGTCTGTAGCCGCAGCGGTAGCCTTTGCCACGCCGTAAGCCTTCAGAATCTTGATGGTAGCACCAGGACCATCGTTGCCTGCTGTAAAGCCAAGGTCGTGCTCGATCAAGTCACCGGCATAAATCTTAGCCTGGCCCTTGAATGGGTTGACAAGCTTACCACCAATAGGTGGGTGAACGAAGGCATTCTTGATGAGTGCCTCAAGGCCAGCAAACACGTATCGGGTTCCACCGACCTTACCTTCTGTCTGAACAATGGTTGCGCCGTGGTTCAGCATACCACGAGTACCCATCTGTTCCATGTAGGAAATAGAAGTGTTGTCCATAATCTTTTTACCTTTTTAAAATTGTTATCCTGAAATTACTTCTTGTCTCCACCGCCGAATCTCTTCTTTCGACGCTCGGCCACTTCTTCCATAAACTTGTCATCATCTGTGGACGTGCCTCCGCTAGACGTGCGACTGCCTTTTGCAGGAATACCGTTTTCACCGGTAGCCTCCTTGTACTCTGCGGTGTAGATCTTCTCAGCCTTAGAAACCAGGTCGTCGATGTTGGCATCTTCGTCCGGAATCTCCAGCTTTGCGATTGCAGCATTGAGGAAGTAGTTCTTCATTTCAAGGTTTGCCTTGTCGAACTTATCCTTCAAACCTGCCTTTACAGACTCGATGGTCGCCTTCCTTGCAGCCTTCTTGTCTCTTTCTACGTTAGCTTCCTTGAGGGCTTTGATTTCTTTGAGAAGCTCGTTGTATTTGTCGTCAGGATCGTCACCCTTGTTAACCTCATTACGCTTGCGCTCCTCTTCCTCTTCCTTCTTCTTGCGTTCAGCCTCCTCCTTACTCTTCTTTACCTCGTCAGAGATATTCTTGTGCAAGTTGCCGTTGATACGCTTCAGACGGTTTGCTAACTTGGTAACCAACTTGGAATTTGCTTCCTCGTCATCACCGAAATCTTCCAAAACATCATCAAGTTCCTCATTGATGGTCTTTTGGCTAAGTTCTTTGAACTTGGTGGTGTCAACCTCCTTGTTCACTAATGCTAAGAGTTCCTCTCTTGTCATGTTGTTTTTTGATTAAAAATGTTATCCCGAAAGTGGTCCCTCCACCTCGAAAACGTATAAATATACCTTTTGTTTTGCAAATATATGAATAAATATGCAATTATCAAAGAAAAATTGTATATTTTTGCAGTAATAAATGTATATTTATGCAGAAAGATGTATTTTCAGGATTAAAATTGGATAACGGAGAGCCTATTTACACTCAAGAGTATATCCAATCATTAAGAGACGCCGACAAGAAGCATCCCGACAAGCTGAAGATTATAGCTCAGCGTGGCGGTCAGGAACGCATGCTGTCTATAGACGCTGATATTAAGATAGTTGGCGGTTCGCGAGGTGGCTCAAAATCGTTCTCTTCCCTAATGGAAGTTCTGAAGGATATTAAAAATCCAGATTTTCATGCAACAATTCTTCGTAACGAAAAAGACGACTTACAGTCCTTAGTGACAGACTCTTATAAATTGTTCTCCCAATTTGGAACTTACAATAAGTCACAAAATGATATGACCTGGAACTTCGATAACGGAGGATGGCTCAAATTCTCGTACTATGCTGGAGCCTATCAGGACTTCAAGACACGATTCCAGGGTCGCCAGTATGCCTATGTCTGCATCGATGAGGGTACTCAGTGTCCATACAAGAAGTTCAAGTACCTCTTGACCAACAACCGAAATGCAGCGCATATCCGAAACCGCTTCTGGATTACCTGTAACCCGGACCCGGAATCTTGGGTGAGAAAGTTCATTGACTGGTGGGTTGACGAGAATGGATACATTATACCGGAGCGAGATGGAGTTATCCGATACTGCTTCATGGATGGTGATACACCGGACTCAATCTACTGGGGTAACACAAGAGAAGAGGTATACGAACAGTGCAAGGGCATCATCGATAGCCTCTGGAAGGACAGCTACGAGGAACTTGGATACACAAAGCTCGAAATGTTCATCAAGTCAGCGACATTCATCCGTGCAGATGTATCTGAGAACATCAAGCTTATCTCTACAGATGCGTCATATCTCGCCAACCTTGCCCAGCAGGACGAGGAACAGCGTATGCGAGACCTGGAAGCTAACTGGAACTGGAAAGCTGCCGGAGATGACATGATCAAGATGGAAGACCTTGATGAAATCTACGACAACTCAGAACAAACAGGAGACGGAAAGCGCAGAGCTTCTGCCGATATCGCATTCACCGGCGGCGATAACTTCGTGATGTGGCTCTGGGAAGGATGGCACTGCAAAGACTTGGTTGTTCTGAGGCTGGACCCAAAGACTCTTGTTTCGGTAGTTGAGGCTAAGCTGAGAGAGTGGGGTGTAGAAGAATGCAACTTCACTTACGATATGCAGGGTATCGGTCAGTACTTCAAGGGATTTTTCAAGGATGCCGTCCCATTCAACAACCAGGCCGCACCTATCGCTCAGAGCCATCAGGAAGAGGAAGGAATCAAATACCTTTACAAGGACTTGAAATCCCAGTGTGCATTCCTTTTCTATAAGATGATAAAAGAGAAGCAGATTTCCATCGACTCAGCCCTGCTTGAAAGAAAGTATTCCGGAAACGGATTCGACAAGGTTCCTCTCAGACAGATCCTTCAGAAGGAGCGTAAGATGCTCAGACGTGACGAGAATAGCGATGATAGGGGATTTAAGCTATTACCTAAGAAGATTGCCAAGAAATATGTCGGGCACTCGCCTGACTTCTTTGAATCTTGGTTCTATGTAATGATATTCAGTTTAACAAAAAAGAAAAATAAAAAGGTAAAAGGATTATGGATGCTATCAAGGTAACAAATTTCAGAAAGATTCTGGTAAAGAAGCCTTTCTTTGAACTCACGCCAAAGGGGTACATGAACCACGATGGCTATTGCGGGAACGAGGTGTCCGATAATGAAGACCCTCAGATGCCGCAAGATACATTGTACAGAGTGATTAAGACTCAGAAGGACTTCCTTCGTGAGTTCTATCCTACGTCCCACAAAATCTTCGACAAGGATCTCTACCCTGACATCTGGAGAAAGAACCCGGAAGACGGGAAATGGTATGTCCAGGAGATTCAAAGAACGGCATTTGCTTTTCAGCAGGTTATTCATACGAAGCACGTTCTCCACATGACAGGTAACGATATTCAGTTTGAGCTTGCCGGTGATCCTGAGATGAAGAAACAGGAAGAGTATATTAATCTCCTTGCCAAGTTCAAGAAGGGATGGTATATGCGCGATATGGAGATTCGTCACTATGAGGCCGTAAGTTCGTACATGAAGGTTGCTGAGGCTGCTGTAGTCGGATTCTTCGATAAAAACAAGAAATTCGGTACTCGCACATTGGCTTTCGATAGAGGAGACACATTGTATCCCCAGTTCGACCCTCTTACTGGTGAACTCGTTGTGTTTGCTCGCAAGTATTACGACTTCGACGAGGAAGGTAATGAAAAGATTGAATGGGTAGAGGTGTGGGATGACAAGACATTCTACCGCTTCAAGAAGCAAGTTAACGAAGGCAGGGTTAAGGAGACTATCAAGAGAATTGCCAAGATATTCGGAATCGACGACTACACTTGCGTTGAAGAGAAAGCTCACGGCTTCCCATTTATCCCTGTTGCATACGTAAGAAACGATGACGGACCATGCTGGTCTGTTGTACAGAAGAACATCGAGGACTACGAGGAAGCTTTCTCTTATCTCTGCGAGAACAACAAGGCTTACGCCTTCCCTATAATGAAGTTGAAGGGCGATGGTGACGACATTACCGTTGTTGGAGATACAGACGGATCGGCTAAGATGATTCAGATTACCGATACGAATGGTGATGCTGACTTCATTAACGGAACAGACGCTTCCAATGCATTTGCGACACAGCTCAACAAGTCGTATGACCTTATCTATGAGCTTTCGTTCACAGTAAAGCCACCGGAGCTGAAGTCGGGTGACCTTCCGGGCGTTGCCATCAAGCTGCTCTATTCTCCTGCTATCGAGGTTGCTGAGAACGATGCTAAGAAGATGCATCCGTTCCTGGATCAACTTGTTCGTATCTCAAAGTATGGTATCGGAGTTGAAGAAAACTGCATGGCCACTATGACCGGTCTTCCTATTCACGCTTGGGTGGAAATCTATGTGCATCAGAATAAATCTGAAATAATAACAAACTTAGCGACAGCGGTTCAGAACAACTTCCTCTCAAAGCAGACTGCATCTGAGCGTTGTCCAGACTTCCCTGTCAACGACGAATACGACCGCATTATGCGAGAGAAGAAGGAGGAAGACCAGCAGGACCTCCTCATGGATATGCAACGTGCGGATAACGAAACTCAAAATGCAATCGAGGAGCAGAAAGCTACTTTGAATATTCAGAATGGAGGTAGTGGAAACGTACGTACGGGTCGCGGAGCTGGACGCCCAAATAAGTCTGGAACCAAATGGGACGAGAATCGGAACGCCCCGAATGAGAACAACTGGCAGCACTACAACCAAACCCATTAATAGCCTATGGATGAATTAAAACGTTCTGTCGATTACAGCAGAAAGCGCTTGCAGGCAATCCGAAACTGCGAGGACCATGTTGCTGATATCCTCTGGAAATCGACACAGAAAATAATTGCCGCAAGTAAGCGATACAGAGGCGCGGGCAGGCTCACAAACGAGTCAGCCCTGCTCTCTTACGCCAAGAATGTTACTGCTGAGGCAGAGGAGAGTATCAACAGCTACATCTCTGCTTATTCTAAGGCTTCATGCAAGATTCTCGGGATTGACAGCGAGAACATCGAATCGTTTCTCGTCAGCGACATCTACGGAAAGACGACATCTGAAAGAAACGCTGTCTATCTCGGAAACTTTGCGGAAGACATCGTGAGAATGATTAAGGCAGGAACTCTGATGGGATATTCAGAACAGCAGCTCCTGTCTTCCATCCGCACAGGCTACAAGGACCCATATCACGCATCAGTCATCACCAAAGCGAAGAGAAAGGATATTAACATCGATGTTCCTTCTTATGGAAAAGGTTACTACAAGAACGCCTATCAGAATATCGTAAGAAACGCTTCTCAAGTGATTGCTTTAGCGTGGGGACAGGCAGAGCAGGAGTATGGGCAGGAGAATAAGGCTATCGGATTCTATGTCAAGAGAGGAAGCGACTTCCCGTGCTTGATTTGTCAAAACGAAGCCGA